TAAGATAAATCAAAAACACCCGAAGCAGGGCGGAAGATATTTCTGCCTTTGCCAGGGTGTTTTTTATATGGATAAACATCGTGAAGTAAGTATGCACAAAAATAACTAATGTTATTTAGAATAAATGCCAATAATATTTAGGCATTTTAACAGATTTGCCTAAACGAAAAATAAAGTGTTTAATATATTGATTTTCGCGTATTTAAGCCATTCTTTAAATTTGAAATCTGATGTAACATGTTATAAATTCACGTAACTTGACACCAAAATGGTGTAAAAATGGTGTCAAAATAATTTACAATATTCACATTTGTGCATTGAGACAATTTTCAAATAAATATGATGATAAAAAGTTCTTTGTTAAAAATATATGTTGTACATTAATATATCTTCGGGTATAATAAAAAAATAAGTTATATAACCTAAAGGAGGTTGATCAATTATGGCAAGAACAAAAAAGATCACAGGACAGTCTTCAACAGAAGAGATCATTTCAGAGATTTGTAAGGTAGACGATATAATCTCTGCTAAAACAGCTGAATTAAAAGAACTTAAAGCTAAAAAGCGTTCTCTTAATAAATTGCTTTCCGAGGCAGAGGAGAGAGAAAACGAAGAAAAAAATAAAGAAACTCTTGATAGGGTAGTATCACTCATGAAGAAGAAGGGCATTAGCGTAGATGATGTAGAAGCTATGCTTAATAAAAAATAATTCTTGACGTAATAAGATCGCTTTGTTAAACTATAACTATAGCAATTACCACATAAAAAGTTTTGCAAATATTACAAGATCATAATGAGATTTAATACGAAAATTATTAGTCTATTATACGAAAAATATAGGTACAGGTCGTGCCTTTGTGGTGAGAGTGAAGAGAGAGAAAGCGGTTATACCAAAAGCTCTCTCTTATTTAATTTATAAAGTGAAAAAAGGGGAATACGGTAATTTACCATATTCCCCTTTAAATATTTTGTTATTTCTTATCAATATTATTCTTTAGGCTCTGTGTATGTAAGCGCCTGTTCGCTATCTGTAATTCCTGATGTGGTAGGATCAACTACAATACCTAAGATTGTCAGTACGCCAAATACAGCATTAACTACAGCAAGCAGTTTGTTGCCCAGATCTCCTAAATCTAATGTAATTCCAAATACTGCAGCAACAACCTGAATTAATAAAAGGACTGCCGGAATTAAAGCAATCCAAAATGATTTATTTTTAATACGAACTAACCAGTTAATATTTTTCATATAAATTCCTTCTTTCTTTAAATTTTATCAATAATGTCATCTTTTGAATATTTAATTTCAAGCGCAGTTATTTCAGGCAAAAGCTTGGAATGATAGATATCATTTCCTCCAGCATCTTCATAGAGTTTTCCCATTTCCAAAAATGTTTTTAAACCATCTGCTGTAATATAACCTTGGTTTGTAAAGTCTCTATGCATACGCCACAGAGAGCTGCGAAATGAAGCGATTGTACGTGCATTTTGGACATTTATGTAGTCCTTCATCATGTTAGAAAAATCAGTAATTTGTTTACTAAGAAGATCTTGATTTTGTTCAAGATTACTTCGAATCTGTATAGATTGTTCATGATAAGTTTTTTGTTTATCATATAACTTTTGATTATATTTTTTTATCTCAGATTCCTGAAGCATAATTTTGTTTTCTAATTCTGCAATACGTTTTTCTTGGGCTTTTCTTCTTAAACTCCCTTTTGTTTCTATGCCTAACACATCCATAAATTTTTGTATTCCTGTAATTACGAGAACAATAAGAGCTACGACTGAAACAATGCTTATAAATACATTAAGTTCACCAATGTCATGAATATTTTTTATTGCATCAATTGCATCCATAATATTTTCAGTCCTTTCTTTTAATCTTGTTTGATATATTTTCCAAATACATAACCAATATGTTTCCCGGCAATACGAACCTTTTTCCATACATTACCGGAACTATCTTTTTTACTTCCGAGAATATCTACTTCGTTATCTTTATTTAAAGTTGGATATCCTGAAATTTTATGATAAGACTTTCCGGCACCTTTACGTACTACAACATCATTACCTGTACATACTCCATGAGGATATTTAGTAGTTAATTTATCAGGAGTTGTTATTTTATTCTTGTCAATATATCCTGTGTAAGCATTTGCGATTTTGATTTTATACCGTGATCCAGATACTCCAACAACATCAACAAGATTTCCTCGATTAAGTATCGGATATGTAGCAAGAGCAGTAGCACCAGTTGCTTTTTGATATACAGGTGTAGAATTTGTTGTACATGCACCAACAAATGCTTTAAAGTTTTTATTTTCCTTTGCGGCAATTACAGAATCAAGCTTAGTAATAGTATTCTTACCTGCCTGTCCGTCTACTGTAAGATTGTATTTCGTCTGGAAATCTTTAATTGCAGTTACAGTTGCATTACCACAGATGCCATTGACTTCAAGTTTATATCCAACTTTATTTAGTTTTGTTTGAAGAGTTTTAACATCATTTCCTCTATCTCCGTACTCAATCCAGTTTTTAGTTGTAGTAGTTGTGGAAGTATTTGTAGAAGAACCAGACTTGATAGATGTGACAATAGAATAATCAGGACGACAGAATTTTGTTCCTGGAAGTTGTGAATTATAATAACTTTTTTGACATACGCCTCCGCCATTTGCTACAATTCCAGAAGCACCAGATGTATTACCTTCAATCGTCCAAAATTTATCACCTTGAACCTTAATAACTAATCCAGTATGTGTAAATACGCCATTATGCTTAAAAATAACAATATCTCCAACTTGAGGGTTAGCGTATAGTGTAAATAAATTTGCCATAGTAGGACAATAAACATACGGCCAGTGTTTTAAAAGTTTCTTCGCAGTTTCTAATCCAAACGCTGTCATCATATCCCAACTGATTTGACATGCACACCAAGGCTGTCCTTGATAAGCAGGATAAACATCTCTCCAATATTTTGTGTAATTGTTATAACCTGCGTTTGCTGTCTTACTATCTAATTGAGCATTCGTTGCCTTCTCAAGATAACCAATCTCATTTTTAGCAACTGCAATCAATGCATTAATTGCTTGTTCTTTTGTCAATTTATTTCCTCCTTCCTGTTTGTTTGTTGTAGAATTATTTGATTTAGTTGTAGAAGAGTAGTCTTTATAAAAAACACTACGATCTACTTTGGTAGGAATACCAGGAATAGTAGCTTTGCTTGAATATTGCCATCCGATTCCCGTTCCTGGTTTTACCCTTATCTGCATTGTTCCATCGTCAGGGTCTGGGTAATGTGCAATCCAGCAGTCGTACTTTTTCGCACCGTCAGGAAGATAGGTATTGTACCAACTTTCACCGCAATAAATTCCAAACTTATATCCTGCTTTAACAATAATTGCTCTAAATGCATTAATCATTTGCATCATTGTATTTTTGGGAATATTTCGTTGACATTTATCTTCAATGTCAAGAAAAACAGGATAGTCAAGTTTTCTTTTATTAAGAGTTTTTATAACTATATTTGCTTCTGTTTTAATCTGCTCGATAGAAGTAGCATAGCTATATTTATAAACTCCAACAGGAATTTTATTATCTATACATCCTTTATAATTTTTTTCAAAAGTAGGATCGATCACATTTCCTTTTTCTGTAATTCTGAGGATAGCAAAACCCATTCCATAATTAGCTACAGTTTTCCAATTTATATTTCCTTGATTTGCAGAAACATCAATTCCTTTAATTTCACTCATTGGATATCAGCCTCCTTTTTAATCTAAAACTTATATAAAATAAAAGAAGGAGTATAAACCCCTTCTTTTAAATGACTTATTTATTTGTTATTAACACTCTTAATTCGTCAAGACTCTTTTTAAGATTATCAATCTCAGATATCTTTTCTTTTAATTCTTCATTCTCGGCTTTAAGGGAGGAGATTTCAGCTTGTTGATGTTTAACTATTTCAAGTATAGTAGGAACTACAATTTGTACACACCATGCAGCCGGTAATCCATATTCGTCATATTCAACAGCCATTGGGAATGTCTTTTCCATATCTTCAAGTACGAAACCGTAACGATTAACAGCGGCATGTTCTTTTCCGTTTGCAGGCTGGCCATCATCGTTGTAACGGAAAGAATATACATTTGTATTAAGTAATTCTTTTGCTTCGTCATATCCAATTTTGTAAATATGATTTTTAATCATTAATGATGATCCGGATTTATATCTTCTAAGATAGCCTTGACTTGTTACAGAAACTGGGATGTTAGTTGTAGTTGTAACATTATATACACCGAGTGAGGTAATTCCTCCTGCCAAATAGATATCTCCAAACATGTTTGCTGACGTACCAATATGTATTGTGTTATTTCGATTAGCATAAGTACTAACACCTGTAGTTTTAGAGTATGCTCCGTTTTCATATTTTGCAGGATATAATGTATTTTGTGAACCATTACTATCCATACTACTGGATGAAAATTTAATACCATAATTTAGATTATGTATATCAGTTTTTTCATCAATGAGTTCTTTTAATCTTTTACCCTGAGCGGCAGATAGAGAATCAGTTGTACTATTACTTGATAAATTATTTTGGATACCTCGCCAGGTATTTGTATCAGTAAAGACTGCATTAGATGGGACAGACTTACTAAGACTATACGAACATGCTACAGGTTTTCCACCTGAGAAGTAAATAGGTTGGGTTGCAGATCCGGCATTAGATGTAAGAGTATCAGCAGAAGCTACGTTATCGGTAGTAAATGCAACTGTTTTCCATGGTCCCCATCCGCCTGTAGTCGTATCTCTATGACTTCTATAATATAAATGTTCAGTAACGCTGTCAGCTCCACTCCATCCCAAAAATAGTTGACCAGCGCCTCCGGTACCTGCACCTATTACATTGATTATATTTCCAAAACTGGTCGGTGTACTTGCACTATATGCTTCAGTCAAAGATAAGCCTGCCACATTTACTTCTGCGTTTGCATTGTTTCCCGTAGTTCCACTCGCACATGGGTTTTTACGACCTCTTGATACAATATTTGTATGAGTATGACTGCTTGGAGTAAATGTGCCAGGTTTTCCGGATACATTGCTCCATGCTACCGAATTTGCCACATCTGCAGTTCCTGCTGTGGAAGCTTTGCCGGAAAGATTACCATAAAATGTTCCTGTGAATCCACCACTAGCAGTGATTCTCGCAGTTTCATTTCCGACATTATTTCTGATACTCAATCCATTTGAGTTATCGTCTCCAAATTGCAATACTAATTCAAGATTATCATGGCCTGTTTCTTGAGAAAACAATTTGACATAATCGCTTTGCCCATTCCATTGTAGACCGCCACGATTTACAGGAAATGTAACATTTTTATTACTATTACTCCAATTCCCAGAATCAGCCCATGTGATAAATGCTGTTCCTCCCATTGTTCCACCTGAAAGCGGAAGATAGGAATGAGTATGACCGGCAGTTGCAAATAATGATTTATTTACAGCTCTTAATTCACTCCCGTTCCATGCTGCGAGGTATGTGAAATCTCCATATCCCATGCCTGCTTTTGAGTAAGCAAATGTGGTAGTTGCTCCACTATTGATATCTGTTACAGAGTTATGTGTATGACTTGTTGTTGTAGATATAGTAAGATTTCCTGATCCATCAAAATTTCCTGACCCGGTTACAGATCCCGTCAATGAAATAGTACGAGACGTTGAAAGTTTTCCTGCTGAATTAGCATAGTTTACTGATTGCCCTCCGATTGTAGCAGAAGTAATAATAGTTCCTGATTGAGCAGGAAGATATACTGCATTTGAGGTATTATTATTAGCTTTATAATTAGCATCTGTACAATAATTAAATACTAATGATTCATTATTTCCTAAATTTCCTACTGTCCAACTACCCGTAGCTGTTTTTTGTCCTACAACTGGTTGATAGCCATTTCCTCCGCCCAATGTATTAAAAACAGCGGCGTAATCTCTATCCGCGATCCAGTTTCCGCCAGCATTACGTTTAATCTGACCAGTGATAGTACCACCTGAGAGCGAGAGTTTTGAATCGAGAGAAGATTTTAAATCTGTTATATCCGAAATAGCGTGAGTGTGACTGGAAGCGGCATAGTTTCCTTTTGGCTGATATACAGAATCAGATTTACCTTTAATATAAGTCCAAAGAGCATAATGGGATCTTCTATAATAAGGAGTCGTTGTGTTTCCACCACCTGCATATTGTGCAATATAATAATCATTATCGGTCGGAGTTGCGCTTGCAGTTGACAGAGTATTGATCATTGTACTCAGGTCATGAGTGTGATTCGTATCTGATTTTCCTTTAAGCTTTGTATCAATTTCTGATTCAGTGTAATAACGATCATCATGAGTATGACTTTTAGTAGCTGCATAAGAAGTATAATTCCCAGAATCTAATATAGTTCTCCAATCACTATCCCATTCAGAATAGTTTACTGTTTTATTATCTACTGTTTTTTGTTTGGAATTTGCTCCACGGACATATAGATGATTACCCTTTTCACTTCCAATTGCTAATTGTGCTCCCCATCCAGTAAATGAGTCCCATCCAAAAGTAAGTATATGAGACTCTTCAGGAGGTTTTCCGGTCTTCATAATTGAGCTAGCAATTGAATGTGTAACTTTATATGCATATGTAGGAGAAGTCAGATCATAGTCGCCAGAAGTTTGTCTTGTTGAAGGGTTTAAGTACAATGACAAAGAAGAATTTGCAGCTCCACCGGCACTTGCAGATCCAGCATAATTATGAGTATGACTTGGCAAGTCTGCAGCAACCAATTTCCTAAATCTTGCAGTTCCATCAGAGTCGCTTGGAGCTGCGAGAACTGTATTTGCAGCACGTGTGCCAGCAGCATCATAAACACGAGCATTAAAATTTGTAAGGCTTTCAATATTATGGTTATGAGCTGATGGAGGATAAGTACCAGGCTTATTTTTTACTCCAGACCAATCTACAGAAGAGGCAGCTCCTGCTGAAGTAGCATATTTAACGGATTTATCTTTGTCGGCTGTATTATCTACATTTCCAAGTCCAACTTCAGATTTTGTATAAGTTGGTTTTGTATCTGCTTTAGCCCAAGCTTTTACATCTGACGCAGGCATACTTGTAGGAAAATCTGTAATATCAGCTTTTTTGTGTGTATGTGAAGAGTTAGCTTTCCCAGCCAACTTTGTATTGATTTCGGTTTCAGTGTAATAACGGTCATCGTGATTGTGGGTGGATGGAGGAAATGTACTTGGTTTCCCACTCAAATTATCCCACGTTTGAACATCAAGTGCTTTATATGTTTTTGATGTGTCATCCCAATAATAAGTAAGATTGTTTGTAGTGTCTATATATATAATATTTTGTTCACCAGTTTTAGGGAATACTGAATATGATGCGTAAGGTTTAACATCTTGATCATCTTTAACATATTTCTTAATGTATCCGATGAGTTCTTCTAGTCCTATATCGTCCAAAAATTGTTCTTTCATTTACCCATCGTATCCTTTCTAAAAATACAATAGGAGAGTAGTGAACTCCCCTATTGTAAAATTTAATTTATTATTCTGTTACTTTTGCAAATAGAGCTTTAATCTTTTCAGATGGAATAGCTTCGTATCCTTCTCCAACAAGACCTTGAAGAGCAGCAATGTCAGATGTGTTCTTTGCTGTCTTTGGTTTTTCGGCAGCCATATCAGTTTCAAGTGTTTTGACTTTGCCTTCAACAGTTGTGACTCTACCAGATACAGCTGTGATGTTGTCGGCGTTAGTTTTATCTGCAGCTTCAAGTACCGGGACTTTCTTCTCAAGAGCATCGATTCTACCAACAGCTGCTTTTAGATCTTCAGCTTTTGCATACTGAGAAAGATCAGAATCAGCAAGAGCTTTAGATACATACTCCGCAATGTAACCTACGATATCTTTAGATGTAGCAGATTCTGGAAGTGTACCAATTAGAGTTTTAAGTTTAGTAATATCTTCTTTGTTTGTTTTGATCTGACTATTCATTGCAGAAGCATCAGATGCATGAGAAGAAATCCAATCAGAGATTTCTTTCAGAGTATCATATGCTTCTGGAGCACCGTTAACGATCTGAGCGACAGCATCAGCAACAGCTTTTTTAACGGATCCATCACCAGTACCATTTAATGTTTCAATAGCAGCTGTATTTGTAGCAACTTTACCTTTAAGATCGCTATCATCATAAGCACCAGCTGTAACAGCTTCTTTAATGTAAGCAACTACATCTTTAGCTTTAGCATCAGCAGGAATAGTTCCAACATATGTCATTACTTCTGATTTAGCTTTTGTAGCAGCTCCTGCCTCATCAAAATCGGCAGCAGATTTACCAGAGTCTACAAGGTTTCCGTCTGCATCAAGACCTGCAAGATGTCCGTTGACAGCACCTGTTACTTTGTCAGCTTTTGCATTATCTTTTGGAAGTGTGATTGTAAATACTGCATCTTCAATAGTCACAGGAGCTGTTTTTGTATAGAAATACAGCGTGAATCCATCAGCAGACTGAGATACTGTTTTAATAGAACTTTTTACAGCTTCAGAAATTTTAGAGTCAATCTGTACGTTATGAAGTGACAGAAACTCAGTAAGATTGGAAAGTGTAGCAAATTGTAATTTAGCCATAATTAATTTCCTCCTTTAATTATTTAAAAATATCATTTAGATCTTTAGTGGATATTCCACTAATTTTTCTATCTAAAGCACTGTCAAGTTTTGCATCTAACTGTTGATCTATAATTTCTTCAACAGTTTCTTGAATTATTTCAGCAATATAATTTTTTGCTGCATCAACGGTCATAAAATTTTGATCTGCGATCCAATTCTCCGTAACATATTTATCAGTACGATATGTACCATCTGTTTGCAAAAAATAAAGGACTATTGAAGTCCCTTGTGCTTTTGTAATAGTCATTTTTGCGGGTAGTTCGGGATCGTGAGAGACAAGAAATAATACATCTTCTGCAGAATATTGAACGGTGGTATTAGATTTTCCAATAATATATTGCCCTTTAATTTTATATACACCATCGTCGAGCGAGGAGATATATACAGGGGCATTCAAAGAACCAATTAAGTTCGTAATTGGCCTATCAGATAATTTGTTATAAGATAGACTGTTAATATAATCTACAACAGTAGATTTGTCTTCGAGATTACCTACAATATCGTCAAGTAATTTTGTTACATCTGATGATTTAATGTACTGATCAAGTCCTATTGATGCTTTGACTTGAGCGATAATGTTTTTAGCATCTTCTTCAGTCATACTCATATCAAATGAGTACAACAAAGTTCCATTAGAATAAAACATAAGATTCGTTCCGACAAATTTAATGTCAGTGATCTGATCAGTTCCATTAATATACTGTATAGTATTTTCTTTTGTTACCCAGGCCAAGGATTTCGTATCCTGTATAAAACACATTCCAGGATATTTTAGAATTCCTCTCTCGAAGGCTTTTTCAGCAATAGCTTTTGTAGAGGCAGAAAACCAAGATGGGATTAATGCCATGTTGTGATCACCTCTCTTTTAATTTATCGTATTCTGTTTTTGATATTTCAGTTATTTCATAAACATGATTATCAGGCGGGAAATTATATAAGCCTTCAATGTGCCAACCATGTGTCCCGTCTGAGCTTAATATAGCTTCAGCTTCTTTTATATCACATAAAACTAGCCAATCATGTTTTTCTTGATATTTTATATAAAAGATATTCTTAAGAATATCTACGATTTCGTTATCTTTGCATACTTTAAAATACATTTTTGGCACCTCTTTAAAAATAGAGGAGTAGTATATACTACTCCTCATAATTTAACCTTCACAAGAAATTGAGAACATAATAAGAACACCTGCGATTTGTGGGTAATAATATCCATTAATCTTACCAGGAGTATCTTCGCCGCCATCTACTCCCCATTGCCAGGTTCCAACATTTTGATCTACATTTGCAGATCTGGTAGGATATGCTTCGTATTGATCAGGCGTTGATACCTTTGCTCTCCTACGAGCAATATCATTTGTCATATATGAAATAGTGGAATCAGTCTCAATAGAGTATGGATCATTTGAGATAGAAGGTTCAATTTCGTGTATAGACGGAAGATAGAAATAACATTCAGAAGTAGAAGTAGTTTTAGCCTTATCTGCATTATTTGCAGTAACATTTACTTTCTTGATCAAAGACTTCCATATTGGAGAAACAGCTTTGATGAGACGAGTATTTAACCAAGTATTTAGAGATGATTTGGACCACCCACCAGTAATATTTCCGTAAGAATGATTTGTACTGAGCAGATTCTTTGCAATAAATGTAATATTCGCTCTTTTTGTTGCATTATCAGAAAGATAATATTCTTTATATTTTGCAACCATCATAGGTATGGTTTCATGAGTCCAAGAAGCAATTTCCCTACATTCATTGTCACCTAAGTCTGAATACCATAATTTAGCCCAATGAATTTTTCCTTTTGCGTATTTTTCATAAGATCCATCATCGGCCTTTGAACATCCAAATACAAGAGTAGACGTAGTTACAGGAATTCTAATAGCAGCCAAAGTGTCAATAGATACTTCGTTTCCAGAAAGGTTTGAGCAATAGACATATGCTTGCTCGCTTCCTGCTTTATGTCGGATTACAACAAGCTCTCTGTCATTAATACCGGAAGGACTCATACTCTTTGTTCCCCAGTTTAAGTTTACATTAGAATTGTACCATAATCTGAATCCATTAGATCCGTTAGACTGAAAGCACTGTGCAAGCGTCGCACCTGATATATTCTCAGAGCCAAACTCAAAATCGATAGCAAATGTAAAATCACGATCTTTATCCATAATAGAAACTTTTGTATCGATATAATTTGTTCCATCAAATTCGGTAGTCTCTGAAATAAACTCTTTACTTTCTACATCGTTATAGTCATAATCAATACCTAATTTAAAGTTGATTGTATCTCCAGCTTCAGTTTTATCTCTTTCAAGATTCATCTTCATTAAAGTATACAGCTCAACTTCTGACAGATTTTCTAAATCTTTTCCATCAAAATATCCAGTTGAATATTCACATGAATCGAATACTGTATAGATTTTCTTATTCCCAGTAACAAGACCTGATTTATCCCATTCTTTGAATAAGTAATATTTATAAGCAGCTTCTTCGGCTGTATATTTAGGAAGGTCTCCAGTGTATTCAATGGTTGAACCATATGGGCCGACAGAAGACTGTAACACTGTTTCTGCAGCGTTTGGAGTCGGTTTAAGGATATATTCGACATTATAATTTCTCACAGATGGTTCATAAACAGCAGTGATTGTTCTATCTGCAAACACCTTAGTAAATTCGGAATCCCATCTCTTGTATATGAAATCATTTTCAATAGTGCTTGGGATTGTAGGAATAGGAATAGGATTTACGGACCTTGTGATAGGATCCTCTCCGTCAGAACCTTTATCAACATATTGAATATCAAGTACTGTATGTGCCTTATCAGCATTAACGCATGTAATTTTGTACTGAACAATAAGCGAATCATAGATGATTTCAAGTTCTGTCCAAATACCTTTTTCTTCGTCTGTGCCAATGTACTCTTTTAATTCCTGATCACGAATGACCGGAAGATGAATAGTACCGGTAAGTATTGAATGATCTGTATTAAATTCATTCTCATCTTTACCTGTAAGCTTTGCTAATACTTTAAGGATATTCGTATTTTCCAAGTTCCAATTAATTCCTGTTACAGTCACAGTCTTTAATGTTTTGATAGACTTTTCAATAATATCTAAGGCATTAACTACAGAATTCCTACATACAAAAGTCTCAAGATTTTCATATGAAGGAAGCACTAGATCCGTAAGTTCTTGAAGATCTTTAAAAGCAAGAGTATTGATAGAAGATGGAAGATAAGCATGTTTGATTTTTCCATGTGTTGCAAATGACACAGATGTAATCACAGTTCCAGATGCATTTAATTTAATAAGATTTTCACATGCAGAAAGATTAATAGATCCAGTAAGATTTGGACAATTTTGAACATTTAATTCCTCTAGGAGAGTATTGTTTCCCATATTAAGATTTGTTAAGAAAGTGTTCTGATATCCTTTTGTATTGTTACCGATAATAAGAGTTTTTAGCTTAGTGGCTTTTGAAAAATCATTATCATGAATATAGCAAGCAGATAAATCATTCAGAGCCTGAATCCTTGACGCACAATAAATAAGAACGGCTGTATCATCCATGTTTGTTAAATTAGTCGTAATTTCATATTCTTGTCCGGCTTTTGCACGGATCTGAGCAGGATTTGCAGAGTTTCCATATAATACAGAAATATACATATCAGAATATGGTACGATTCTTAATGTATAATTCGGTTTGACCACGGCTTCTTTTGGAGTATTGCATCTAAACATTATCTGATCAGACTTTACATCAGTGTGAACAAATTTTGTTCCCATATAAGCATGTTGATCACGTTCCCATTGACGTCTCTGATATTTTTTACGACCGTTCATCATTTCTTGTAGAAAACGAACAGTTCCTGCCTGATATGTACGAAGATATAATCTTTCATAATGAATTCTCCACAATTCTTCTGGGAATTGCTCCTGCCAGGAATCAAACTCATTGATCAAATGTTCCGCACTCCAACAATTACTATCTACAGATTGATACATGGTTCTTAACTGCGGTTGCATCAAGTCTCTAATTCTGCACCAAAGTACAGACTCTGCAGCATTAAAGATATAGCCAGAAGAGGGATCCCCGTCTGTTTTATAGTCAGTATCTTCTTTACCATATGACATCGTTAATTCTCCGCTGTTGTTAATACCAATTGCACTATCGTTGTCATAGTCCCAAAAGTCAAATCTATAACCATTATTTATCGCTGCCTTAGAATCGTCTATTGTATAGTTTTTAGCGTCATCTCTAGCAGACGCAGCTTCAGCAGTACTCATATAATGTTTTGCCCAATGCGGGAATACATTTTTTGCTCTATTATCAATCATAGTATATCTCAATGTGAATAGATATAAATAAAGAGCAGCATCTTCAATCATCCAATCACCTAAATGATCAACAAAATCTTTATCAGATGAAGTAATGACAAATTCGTAAAAGTCTCTCCAGATTTGCTTATTTTTTGTACGGATCTTAGTTTTCTCTTCATCAGAAGAAATAGCCTGTCCATCTTTGGAGTCTCCACAACAGTCATATCTAAATTCAAACGAACCGTCCCAATTATTATAAAGATTATCATAAGCAGTATTACCTGCTTTCCACTCATCTTTACTTATAGGATATTTCATTGTTCCATCTGGATTTGCAACACCAGTCTGGAACGCTGAGTTCGGAAGAGTGTTATCGCTAATTTCAATACAAAATTCTTTCATATCGTTAGGATCATATGCTCTTGTTATATCGGTCTTTTTCGAATCTCCCATATTTCCGAGAGAATAAAAATGCCAATCAGTGTCTTTAAACTCTCTGTGAGTAGAAACATCCGGATCACTTTCTTTAATAAAAATCACACAGTTTATAAATTCCATAGAATTTTTTACTTTAGGATCTCTGCGTGTTCCCGGATTAAAATAAGGAAGATAATCATTAAATCGCTTTTGAAGAAGAGCGTTATTGGCCATTTCAGAAGAAGCTACATTCACTTTGAAATTAAACCAGTTATTTGGTACAGAATTTCTAGTAAGTGCAATTTTGCCTGTTCCATCAGTGTATTTTGTACCATCACCAAGAACTAATTCTGTTTTATAATTTGGGTCTAAAGTAATTTTGCTAGTTATCTGATGTATACCATCTGCACAACAAATAACATCTATATTTCTTGCCGCAAAACCATATTCATTTGACGTTGTTCCCTGTCCAGCATGATAACAATTAGTATATTTCCAATTATCTAACTTTGCATCTCCATTAGTATAAATACATTGCATTGATGTATTTTTTACATAATCTTTTTTATCATTTGTAAAATGAGGTGCTTCGATTTTGATAACACGAAGATTTGGACATGCTTTTGCTACAGATTCAGGAGTTAATGAGTTATTATCATCATAAATTTGATTTCTTTCATAACGAGAAATCATTTCATCGGAATCTCGTGCATCTGCAATAAAATTAGATAAAATATCAGTATCATTTAAAGATGCTGAATATGCTTTCATCCTATAAATATAAACATCACAATCATCGCAGCCAATAGTAATTGGAAGAGGATTATGTTGATGTAATCTATGTGTATTATTATAAATCATAGGTCTTCCACCAACGCCATCTTCGTAAGCCATTATAATAGATGTGGCACCATCTGTTTTGGTATCAAGCGCATTTATGTTAAATTCATACTCAATAATATCTTCTTCGCTATATGGGAAATATAAACTATCAGTAGAAGAGTAGAAATTGGCTTCATGTACATTCATTTCAAGTCCAACTGGATGATTTGAGTCTTCTTTATCAAGACATGATAAAAATGTAGCAGAAGCATTTCGAACATTGACTGTTTTGAATACTACTTTAAATTCGGATCCTAGTTGTTTTGGATCTGTTCCAAATAGATTATAATTAATAGTTGCTTTTGTACCTGCTTTTATACAGAAATACTGATTTCCATCTGAATCAATCTGATAGCCACCATTAGACCAGTCAAAATTATCAGAAACAGTCATTTTAATATTTGAATGTGTTTTATCAATCCACAATTTATTTTCATCATTATTCGAATATCCTGTTGGATTAAAGTCAAATTCAAGATTGGAAGTAACTGGATTCACATCAATATCAAGTTTTTCAACATCAACTGTAAGAATCTTAGATACCTTTCGACAAGAAATAACGAGAGAATGTTTGCCAACATCTGAAGGTTTGTAGCTCCATGTTTGCATAGTACGATTTACAGACAATGTAGATATCGTATTTCCATCAACTGACAATTTTACAGTCGCAGGATTATGGTCAGGATCATATACTACATAAGAGATATTTGTAGTACGATATTGCTTTGTCGTAAACTTTTGCATAGAACATCCGATAATAGGAGTCCTTTCCGCCGGATCTATCCAAATAATATCTTTTATAATAGTATCTGATCTAATCTCTTGATTATTTACGGTAGCAGTCATATATACTTTGAGTAAATGTGCACCATGTGATTGCTTGTTTAAATTATAAGATAATTGTCTTCCAGAAGATGTAGTATTGACAGATTCTAGTTCAACTCCGTCAAAGATAAAATGGATTGTTTTATTAAGACTACCATAAGGTGTATATCTAAAAGCTACTGCATCAGAATAGAAGAGTGTGTCATCAAATGTACTTTCAAGCTTGAAATCTACAATAGAAATAGTCCATACTTTACTTGAGAGAGTACCAAAACTATCGACGATAGTAAGACGGATGTTATTTGTTCCCGTTTTTAAGTATTCTGTAAGATCAATCTTATTATTCCCTTGTCCAACAGTAGATGAAGAAATAACAGAATTATTTACTTTCCATGTGGCAGTACCATCTCCCGTAGCATCTCCTGTACCATCAACAGAGGTCCATGAGTATTCAATGATGGCTTTGTCTCCTGCCAAAACAATACCAGTAGCATTTTCTGGTTTAATACGATCAATGGTAATAGTAGTAGTATTCGAACCACTGCCGCCGCCACCTTGAATTGTAAATTGCTTTAGGGTTTCTCCATCTTTAATCCAAGAAAACACATTGTCAACATAGTCTACATCATATTCAGATGCCACCGGATTATTCTTTAAATCTTCGATTTCTTTGTTAATAGAATCTATATTTGTACCTATTGTATCAATATCTGTTTTATTATCAGAAACATTTTTCTTTACAACATTTATGTCGTTTGTGACTTGTGATACAGAATTCCTTAATGTTGGAAGATCAGAAGTGGCAGTTTTCAATTCTGTAATAGCAGATTCATTAGCAGAAACTTTCTTTGATAGAGTCTGAGACGCTGATTCAAGGTTAACGATTTTTGTATCATGATTTTTAGAAGATTCTTTTAATGTCTTGATATCATTTTTGATTGGATTAATATTGTTTGTAATCCATTCTGCAGAAGGATCAATAGACCCGATATTAACGACAAACATCGTAGCACTGCCATTCTTGAACGTAAGAGTACCTGCTCCATCTACGGCCTTATATTCTACAGATAAATTTGCTAATCCATTAATAGTAACAGATGATAATTCTTTTTTATCCTTTTTATCTATTAATGATAGTTTTCCAGTACTATTATTATATGTGGCTTCGAGATTCTTTAATGTGCTAATCGCATTGATTGCTGCATTAATAGGTTTCAAACTGTCAGAGATTCTTTGATCTGTTATGGTTTTTGTATAATAATTGTTTGAAAGATTATCAGATAGATTAGACAAGCTAGAATTTGTTTGAGTTGTTTTTGATTCAAGATTAGATACACGAGAAGCAAGACCACTAACAGAATCAGCATATCCTTTAGCTTCGCTTACATAAGCTTGAATTCTTTCTTCATAAGTTTTCCAAACTCCTCCTCCAGGAACGACTTCAATTTCAGAATCGCTTCCGATCAGACCTTGAATAATATTTATTTTTCCAACAGGTTTTGTCATCCATCTATATTTGATAAATGAAACCTTCCCATTTGAAGCAGTCTTATTTACATTACCAGTTGCTTCTATTTGGAATCGGATATCACCTATTTCTGATGTAATGGCTGCACTTATCAACCATCCAAAATAGATTGTATTGGAATCTTTTCGTACATTTACAACTTCTGATGTATATCCTGCGTTTGTTTTGGATCCTCTAACGTAGCGAATAAAAATATTCATTTCGCTCAAATCAATGCCATCATAATATCTAGGCATTTTAAATGGAATATACTGACTATTACTTTCCTGAGTAATATTGATTTGACTAGAATCCATAGTGATATTCTTTTGATCATCAATGGTAGAATATCTTTCGTCAGTATGATCTACACGACTATATCCATTAACATATTCATAATTATTAGAGTATGTAGATATTTCATCGTCGTATACAGCTTTTTCATTATCAATGGCCATTCCATCATCAACTGAAGCAAGCGTCATTACTCCAGGAGCCTCTGCCATAGCCATTGCTTTTCTTTTTACATCTTTAAATGACATTTGCTTCCTCCTTTTTATTTTAATAACAGATCTAGGTCGGCCATTTGTATATTAGGCACCTGATCTACATGAACTACACCATCTTGTACTCCATCTGGATCTTTTCCAGTAAGATCTTCTGCAATAAGTGTAGACAGATCTTTTACAACGATACCATTTCCAGTATCTTCATCCTCTTTATTTACAAGAGTGATTTTCTTATTTTCCGTGTCAAGACGAACATCTTTAACCATTCCATTGTAAATAGATTCATTTAATTCTTTCATGTTCTTTTGTAGAGCAATCATTTCAAGAAGTCTTTGATCTATCTCATCAAGCATTTCACTTGGTTCATATTTATCAAATGATGCAAGAGGAGAAATATGGATAATACCAGATGTAGTCTTGCGGACATAAGAAGTAGTAGACTCATCATCGTTTTGTACTAATTTAACAAATGTAAAAGACACTTCGATATCTCCGGCTTCGGCGGTCAAATATGCATCTGCAGGAATTAGATATTGAATATAATCAGTTTCATATGCTGCATCATTAATAACTAGCTGAGTCATTTTTATTTTGTCTGTTACAGGCATTTTATATTTCATCCATACAGTTGCATCAGTCATGTCGATCTGTTCTCTATATAATTTGTCAACGATAATTTGAATCTTATCAACATAATTGCTTCGCTCTATAATTTTTTCTTTTACGGTTGTAGTTACCGTATTTTCATCTGAGATTTTTAGAGTGTACAATAACAGCACCTCCTTAATTTATATTTAAAATATTCTTTAATTTATCAATTTCTTTTTGTTGCCTATTAATAATATCTTGCTGTTCCTGGATTGCTTTAATTGCATACTCGGTAAGTAGAAGACGGTCAATGCTTTTGATATTCATTGATCCATCAGCATCATAACCGCCGCCTATTGTAAGTAATGGATCAAATTTTTCAATTTCATCCGCAACAAGACCAAGTGGTTGATGCACTTTTGATTCTTTCCAATCAAATTCTCGTATAAGCATACTTGTTATGATTGGAAGAGCAGATACGGTAGATTTTTTGATATTTTCTTTAAGACGAACATCAGAGGTTGAATCGATGTTAATATATTGTAATTTATCATCCCATACACCTTGATTACTCGTTGGGTTTCCACTTGAATCTTCTTTTCCCCATTGCCCTTTAATTCCAAGTTGTTTTGTTCCACCAGAACTTGTTTTGGCTTTCATATAACCGATACTTAATCCATCAGATCCTACAGAAGCTATTGGCCTACGCCAATTTGGATTAGCATAATTTTGCGTTCGTTCATAAGAATCAAGAAAAACAGGATTATCTATTCTTATATTTTTACCAACCAGCATTATTTTGTATTCTTGATTACTACCATTAAATGTGATACTTTTATTGCTATATGTGGCCGCTCCTTCATTTGCCGTGAATGTTATATTATTAGGAGATAAAACTGTTTGAGCATAGCTGCTCCCAGATTCATTTCTTAAATATAATGTATTAGTATTATCCATCCAGGTACAATATTGATCGTTTCCTATTGGACGAATCTTGAAAAAAATACCATTATTGTTAGCAGCATCATTATTAAAAATGAAATTATTTAATCCAAAATTGAATGCTCCTGTATCTAAGTTAATTTCTCCTTTTTTTCCAGATAACTTAGTAATAGTATTAATAGTACATCCAGAAAGAGTACAATTATTAATCGAGCTATTAGCTATTGATCCGCTAAATGACCCTTTGATATCAGCGTTTCTTGCAGTTAATTTTCCATTACTTTCAACTTTAATACCTGTGCCTGTATCACTAATTGTTCCATAAACAGTACCATCTTTTTTCATATATGGGGCAAGACTAGGGGTTCCGGATAAATCACTATATGAACCGGAAGTAGCTACTTTGTGTAGAACTGGAACTCCGGATAGATCATTGTATGAACCAGAAGTTGCCACTTTGTGCAAAGTCGGAGTTCCAGAAATATTTGTATAAGGGATCTTGACATTATTTAATGTTAATTTTGTAGCGATTACTTCACCTCCAAATTTTCCATTAAAAGTTCCATCAAAATTGCCTTTAATATCAGCATTTCTTGCAGTTAATTTTCCATTACTTGCAATTTGTAATCCGGTTCCAGTGTCACTGATTGTCCCGACCGTTTCTCCTTTTTTTACATAATTGTTCAGATTAGGTAAATTTGCGAGAGTTTCGTAATTGATGATACCAATACCATTATTAGATAATTTAATACCATCAATGATTTCTGTTCTTAAGTCAGTCATTATTTTGACCTCCTTCTTTATTTATATAAAAATAACAGAGGCCGAATTGCACAGCCTCTGTCATGAGTTTTATTTCATTTGCCATATTTTCTTTCCGAATATTTTGTAATATGGTTTTGTTTCAGGTTTATAATTAAAAATATAACAATCAATCCAATCCATAAGAGGGATAACGATTGCAGCTATAAACATCCATAAAAATGAAAATGGCAAACATATCATACCAAATAAATTTAATGGCATATTTCTATAATCCCAAATATGATAATCACTATTAAAAACAATTCCAAATATAAATTCAATAATTGTAGCAAATAGTGTGCATAAAATAAGTTGTAATAAAAAATCCATTTCATATGTAAATTTATTATTCAATATGATCATTGGTATCACACAAATAGAAGCGCAGAACATCATAGTAATGTCGCTGCGCCCCCTAAATAATAATTCCAGGCATACATATATATACCCAGAAAATGTGAGTAATAATAAATATTTTATAAAATTTTTAATATCCATTTATATCACCAATTATTTGTCTTCGTTTTTAGAATCTTTGTCTATTTTATTTTCGGAAGATTCATCATTATGTTTTTCCGGTTTTACAAGACATTCTTCAATCAGGGCATACTGCTGAGGAGTCGCTGTCTCGCAATATGGAAGATCAAAGTCTACTCTGTCAATCTGGTACAGATCTACGTCTACTACCATATTTGAAACGGGGATAAGCTCCTTGTAAAATGCTTCAATTGCATCTTTGTCATTCTGATCAATATAATATCCTCCATTTTCATTTTGTTTTCCATGTTTCTTAAGGATATCTTCGATCATTTTTGTATAATCTTTATTTTCTTCGGTAAGAATACGAATATTTCTATAAATTGCATAACCTGTTTGTTTAGTGGCCTTAGTGATAAATTCTTCCTGGTTAAGTGCTGTTAAAAGCGCGTCAATTAATCCGTTTGTCATTTTCATAATAGATTTCTCCTTTTATTCTTATTTTCATTTATTCTTTATCTTGTGTATTTTCTACCGGTTCTTTTGTAGATTCTTCCTTAGAAGTGCTTCCTTCAGAAGTATCTGTGTTTAAAGTAGAATCACCGGTTCCTTTATATTTAGCCAATGTTGCTTGAATGATAGCTTGTCCACATGCAGCAGATTCTTCCATTTTAGTTTTATATTGTTCCGGAAGTTCCATACCATATGTTATTTTTGCAATTTCATTTTTATCTGATAATGATTTAATATATTCAAGAAGAGCGTTATAGTAAGCTCTTTGAACAAGAATATTAGATTCACATGCTATCCAAATAGCAATAATGTCTTCGCTTGTTAAAATATAACAATGAGAATCAGCAGAATAGTATGGACAATCAAGATCGGATCCTGCTGCAGACATAACAAGAGTCTTTAAATTTGACTGATCTGTGAGAGAGTATGAGAACAGAATCTTTCCTTTTGAGGTCTCGACTTCTGCACCTTTTTCGATTGCTGCGGAACATGCATTTGACATTTCTGAAATCATATACTGTCTATATTCATCAACATCCATAGCAGATGTATCTACATCTATTTTAAGTGTTTCTCTAATTTCCTGTACTTGATCTTTAAGATCGTCATATGCAATAACTTTTACCTGGATTCCACTAAACCATTTCTTTGCTTCGGGATTTTCTGCCAATGTCGTTTTATCATCCTCGGATAACAAAGATTCATCTTCAATATCTGCTAATTTTAACTCCATATATTCGAAGAAGATTCTAACATCAGTCATTTTATTATACTGATTTGTTATGTAATTAATGGTTCCATCTTCATTATATGTTGTTATTTCATGAATTTTTGTGAAGCTGGTTCTGATCGCAGCAATATCTTCACCAACAGCACAGAATTCCATATATCCTGCATCAACTTTATGAATGTAGAAACAAGAATAAGTTTTGTCATCGTTCACTTTGATTTTCTGAAATTTCATGAGTTTCCTCCTTACATAATTGTTGTTTTAATAATATAATTTCTTCTTGAAGTTTCTTGTTGTCTGATTTTAATTGCTCAATTTCACGTTCATGTTCAGTTATTTTGATTTCATGCTCTTTTGTGATTGCTAAATGAGTAGGGACCACAATTTGCAAACACCATGAAGTTGGGAGACCATCTTTATCATGTTCTACTGCCATAGGGAATGTTTTTTCAAGATCTTCAAGAATAAAGCCATATCGGTCTTTTTTAGATTCTGATATTTCGTCCAGAGAATACATTTCTGGATTATATCTAAATGAGTAAATTCGAGAGTTTAATAGAGATTTTGCATCGTCATAAGTTATTTCTTTGATATGATTTTTTATACTCATAGAAGATGAGGATGCTACATATTTTCTCATAATTCCATCTTTATTAACATATACTGAACTACCACTAGAGATAGAAGAGTTCCATGCGCCCAGAGATTTTATGCTACCTGCAAGATATAAATTTTGAAACATATTACTAGCAGAACCTAGATAAGGAGCTTGTGAAGCAGCTGCATATTCACATATACCCAATGTATGCCATCCAGCAATTTCATCATATGCATATGGTTCTATTCTGTCCAAATTTACATGGAGCGCAAGTTCTTTTCCTGTTTGAATTTGATTATGAGAATGACAGTCTTTTATGGCATTTTTTATATTATTATCCATAGTAATGGCTCCGGATAAACTTATTTTATTTAAAACCTGCAATTCAGTACATTGAATTTTATTATCGGTGATATCTAAATTTCCATGTACATAAATAGTGTCATCTTTATCTTTAAATTTTAAATAAGCGTTTATTGGATCAACCGTTCCAACAATTTTTCCCATTAAGCCTATATATAGTCCATCTTCAAAATCTATACCGGAATTTTGGTTATACCAAATGATATCTTGATATTCTTCTGAACTCTTATTATATATAGAATATCGTTCTTTTGCTTTAATATAATCAGAATACACTAATTCGGAAGTTAATTTCTTGATAACACCTTCATCAGCATCTAGTAATTGGGTTACGATTTTATTCGCGGTAATATCACCCGAATTACCAGTGATCATATTTGTTGTTTTAGTGGAAAACACTGGGTTTGAGAATAATCTTTGGATAACATCAGAGCTGATTACATAACTAGAAGCATCAGATACTTTATTTATCCCTTGCACAGTGCCTCCATCATGAGAAGATTTATTAATTGCTGCATCTAATATCTTATTAAAATCATTGCGTTTCGTTTTATATGTAGTAGGGCTTGTGAAAGTAAGTTCCATAGATTCGTCCATATCGCATGGATTATAAGATATTTCCGTCACACGTAATTTTACGTATTCATTATCCATCACTTCAAGATATATAAAATCATTGATACTTAGCTGATCATGATATTCTTTAAATTCCGGAAGTGCATAAATATTTTCCACTTCATCGGAGTATTCGTATTGTGGATGTGATTCTGCATACAATTCATCTATAGCATCATCATATAATTCTTTACACTTATCTACAGCAGATTCTGTAGTTGTGAGAGAAGTAGTAATGATATTTTCGTTTGTATAAGTCGCTTGACGAGTTAATGTTTTAAGAATCAATAATTCTTCAGCAGTAAATTTAGGATAACTATGATTATGATTACAATCTGCATATTTTGTATTAAAATCAGATCCATAATTATTCCATAATATAGCCTCGCCAAATTTCACACGTTTCGCTTGGATATTATCTTGAGGAGTCTTTACTTTGTTATATTCGGCTTGCCTTTCTCTTAAAGCTGCTTCCGCCTGGACTTTCAGTTTCTTATAATCATCATATGTCCTATACATCTGATTCGCATAATCCTGTTCATAACCAGAACCTGTTTGATAAGGCTTGTTTAAACCGCCTTTTTCTAATTCTTCTATACAATTTTTATAAGTTTCAATTTTAGTTTCTAGCTCGTCAATTCCATATAATTTCCAATCAGTTTCATAAGATTTCATAGTATCTTCAGATTGAATAAAATATCCAAATTTAGTAGCGGAGTCTCCTAATTCAAGCTGCATTCCACAAAATGTACATGTGTTTGTACTTTGAAAACATACATCTATCAAATGATTTTTTGATGAAAATGTATACGACACTAGATTCCAATTATTGCTTTGTTGAAGAGTGGATGGTTTTGTAGTAAAATCAGAATTGTCTCCGTTCGCTCTATATCCAAGATAAAATGTACATGCTGCATCTGCTTTTACGAAACAACTAAGTGTATATTTAGTGTCCGGTGTGATACTTATTTTCTTCTGTAATAGGCCAAATGTTCCGTTTCCCTTCTTGACTAGACTGACTCCCCTATTAATACCATAAGATGGTGCTCCACTAGGAGTCTTGGTTGGATCATAAGTTAATTGTGTTGTGTTAATGTCGGCAAGATTTATGCCAATTGGGACCCAATATTTATCCATAACGACAGGATTAACATTTTGTAAGAGATTACCATTTCCGTAAGATTTGAAATTTAGATTATTGCCAATTTTATCACTGGCTGTTTTTTTATCACTATCATCTTTTGCCTGGATAGCAGCGACGATGGCAGGTATGGTATAATTCATAATTGATTCATATAATGACCAATCAGAGCTATTCTTTAATGCCTGAAAATCTGTATTTCCATTGCTATTTACATATAGAGCTTCTAATCCTTTAATAATTGCAACATTATCATTATAAGCTGTTATTAGATCATCAATTTTTGATCCGAACCAATCATTTTGTGCTGTATCTACTGGAACACGATTTTTTAATTCGCTTAATACTTCATTTTGTTTATTGTAATTCTTAGACAACTCCATATAAGCTTTTATGTTGTTTTCATTATATCTATAACTTGCCCATTCCTTATATTTTTTTGCTAAAGTATCATTCATATATGGTTCTCTAGCAAAATATGAGAGATCTGTCAAGATAGAGCTTCCATAATTCGCCTGATCTATTCCATAATCGTCCAAACCATCAACATAAAATTGAGTAATCATACTATCATTACGCGACATAGAAACTTTATTTTGAATATTTCTAAATCCAATAATAATATCTGTATCCTTGCCGAAATCAGCAATATCATGAACATTTATAAGCAAGTTTTCTGTATCAAATTCAAATACACAATCATAAGCAGTAGCAGCTTCCTGCGTTAGAAAAGAAAATACAGATTTATCATCTACTTCAAAGTTGCATATTCTATTTGGCAAAATCTTTGATGCATTTTCTGAATTATTTTTATTAGCGTCAGAAGCCTCTTTTAAATGGTCTACAGTACCAATTCTCCATCCTGGTACATCTGCGTGTTGTAATACAAGGTCAAGAAAACTTAATTCTTTACAATTAGGATCATATAATTTTACACTATAATAATTTCCAGAATCATAATTATTGATAAAATCTTCATCATTTGCACGATCTGGATATTTTTTAATAGCCTCAGCTTTATCTAACTTTCTTTTATATACAAGATTATAAGAACTATTATCATCGTTATTGATATTAAAATTTTTCAAAGTATACTGTGATAATCCAATCTCGTAAGACTCTGCTGTAACATCTTTTGTACATTGGTAGCTATCATTATCCATAGTAGGAGGATCTACAATTTTAAACCATATACCGGAACAATACAATTCCATCATTTCATCTACATCGTCAAACTCAGGAATCACTTCTCCGTTTACGTATTTATTTATAGTGAACGTTAGCTTGGCAGTATCATTGGTTTTTATTGCAATATTTACAGTAGATGTGTCTACTCCATTGAGAGCAGCATATAATCGTTTGCCAGGTTTCGCTAAATAAATTACGGCAGGCTCAGTTCTATTATATATATCATATTTGTGTGATAATGTCGTCATACAAATACACCTACCTTTTTAGGCTCACGATAAATAAATTTAATATTCGCACTTCCACTTAATGAAAATGTATTTGAACCATAACATAATCGAGGCCAATACATATTTGGAGTAAGACCAAAATTGGAAAGCGGAATTATAGTTTTGTTTTTATTATTATCTTCTTTATATATCCTAAACTTACTACAATCAATGTAAAAAGGATTGTTCTTCGTTACATTTAATAGAGTAAGGGTTTTATTATTATCAGATTTGTTGCATATATTTATTTTCCCATTTTCAACTGGGTTGATATATATAAGCGGATAGATATATTCACTTGTACAGTCTGTGCTATTAAAGAATGAATAATTTTGGTTTTCTCCTCTTATTTCATAACTATTGACAATTTCAGAAGAGTAGCCATATGGACTATCGCATGTAAATGTAAAGGTAATAGAACAGGGCATACCAATATTTTCTGTCTCTGCAGATGTTACTGTGACAAAATATTCAATATCTTCCTTAAAGTATTCGTCATTACAAAACTTAAATACCATTGGAATTTGTGGAGAGGTAAGCCATGCATTTAATTTACTTATATCATTAGATGAGAAGCATCCCGTTTCATTCGATATGCTGAATATATTATGATCAACATCTCTATGATAAGTATTTGAAAAATTTAAATATTTCTCAGTTCTCCCGTTTCTTTCTCCAGTAATAATGGACGGAATAAGATCTCCGTGATCAAACAATAATATTCTTTTTATTATATCTGCTCCATTACTATTTGTCCCTACTTTGACAGTCTGAGTCGAAGTATCCACATGTATTATTTGGCATGGATTTTTAATCAATGTGATTTTAAAAGAATAATTATCGTCATATGTCATGCCAAAATGATTTTCACGAGGTCGATATTTATTTTTCTGTCCTAAGATAGGAGAGCGCGAGATTAGATTGTCATTTTCTTCTACTCTTGATATAATAACTCCAAACTCACTTGATTTATGGCCATTAAATTCAAATTCTAACATTTTCTCACCTCTCTTTTTAACACATGATGCGTAACAGAATATATCTATTACGCATCATAATGATTATCTAAATTTTTTAAATTCTTTTGCAAGTTGCTTATCGTGATTATCAAGTTCTCCTCGAATAACACTTTTTAGCTCGTTTGCTTTACTTAGATCCATTCCAGTAATATTAATATTATATTCTGGATTAAATATGGTTTGTTGTTTTGTCGCAGTACTGTTTATATTTGGAGTACTCATTTTTTGATACATATCTGTAAATGCGTTCATGGCAGCTACAGTTGGTTTTAACATATTGGTAAATTCCTCTGTAAGTACAGTTTCGCCTTGTCGAGCCGAAATAAGACCTGTATCACCATTTTTCATGATCGCATCTCCCAGAAGCGTTGCCATACTTGCCGGGATTAAATTACGAATAATTCCTCCATTGGCAAAGCCATAACTCTGAAGTTTCTTTACCAGAGCATTCTTTTGAGCAGAAGACCATTTAGATATATTCTTATAATCTTTATATCCTAATATAGAAGCAGCTGTTTGAATATTGGCAATTGTTGCCTTTTTGCCTTTTTGAGCAATATGCTTGATTACAGGGTCCGCAATCTTAGAAGCATCGCCTTTAAAAGCAGGAAGAGCTGTGAACCATTTGGATAATTTTGTCTTTAGGTCAGATTTCTTTATTTCCTGTTCTGCTGCATTCCATTTTTTCTGTAGTATATAGGATTTCACAAAATCTTTAGTGCTTGAATTAGACTCACCTTTTGTAGCATTTAAAATCTTGGTAACATCATTAGTATGTAATGAATATCCCATTGATTTTGCTACATTCTTAGCAGTTGCGGTTTTCTGTGCTCCGTCTTTTGTTACTTTTACAGTAATTTTTGCAGATTTACATCCGGCTCCATGACCTTTGACGGTAATAGTAGTTGAACCAACTTTTAATCCCTTTAATGAGAGAGAAGTCTTGCCTTTTACTATAGACACAATGCCTTTATTAGATTCTTCATATGTGAATGTCTTATATGTAGCATTTGATGGTACGAAACCAATTTTCACAAACGCGCCTCTGCCTACACCCATGGTGATAGATGATGGACTTGCAGTGACTTTTTGGAGCAGTTGTTTTCCGACACCATTTTCGTCAGAAGCACCATTAGATGTTCCCATATCTTTTGCAGTATTTTTAATTTCTGTGTTGGTTTTGCCATTCTCTCGACCAGTAGAACCCGGAGCTTTATTATCAAAAGCATTTGTTCCACCAATATTAGCCTTGGCTTTACTTGTAATAGTAACAGTAAAATTGCCTTTGCCATTTTTAATATTCGTAAGAAGTTTGTTGAACTCAGTAGAAATCTGAGCACCGGAATCTTTTACAATATCTGTGATATTGGAATATACGTCCTTATAATTCTTTTGAACTTCTTTGAGCATATTACTGATAACAGATTTCTGCATATCAGTATTGGTCTTTATAGCCTGAGTAGCAGAATCAAGAGCTTTATCCGCCTGATCAGCAAGATTGTCATATCCTTTTGATTCCATATCGATCTTATGATCATATTTGGTATCATTAAGATCATCTTGTTTATCTGCTAAATCTGCCTTAAGCTGCTCTAATTTAGCTTTGGCAACAGCATTTGTCGTACCTTCAAGAGCTGCAATCTGTGCTTTAATTGCATTGATATCTTTGGTTTTACTCTTGATAGTCTTATCAAAATCATAATAATCTTTCTTGGCATCAAGAGCTTCTTTCCGTTTGGAAATATTATCTTGTAGATACTCATTCTCTTTTGTAATTTGATCAATATATGTGCTAATCAAATTCTGTTGACTTGAATTGATATCTTTTGCAGCCTGATTAATATTAGAAACAATTGATTCACTTTGAGAAATAAAATCCTCTTCGGTAATATAATGATTATTGTATGCCTTTTGAAGCTCTGCCAGTTCTTGTTTCCAATCAGCGATCTTTCTCTGATTAGCCTGTATTGACTGATTTTCTAAAGCAATATTTGTAAGACCATTGGTAGTAAATGATCCGTCATCAGACAAGAATGTGTCTGAATCCATCATACCCTGAATGTTTTCACAATCAGTTACAATATGATCAAGCTTTTTGATTGCTTTGTCATATTGATCTGTGCGTAATTTCGCCAGCTCTTGACGTAACTCAGCTGTATTCTTTGCTGTGTTTAAAATGTCTTGACTTAATTGAGCAAATTCTTTAGCCTTACTCTGATAGTCTTCAGAGCCAGGAGATAGGTTAAGCATCTGTCGTTGCACTTCAGCTCTTTTAGCATATAAAGCATTGATACTTTTCTCGTTGGTTTTGATACCTTCTTTGATATCATTTTGTGTAACTCCAGAAGTACCTTTATAATGTGTGGCATCTTTCCAGTCACGATAACTTGATTGCTTACTAGATGCACGGTCATATTTATCAATAACATTTTGAAGATCAGTTAATTTAATCTCATTTAATTTATTGGTAAATTCCTGGACGGATTTCTTGCCTTCTTGATACTCTTTATTTAAATCAATAAGATTTGCTTGAGCCTGCTTATAAATAGTAGACTGAGTACCATATTCTTTGCCAAGATTTCTTAACTCTGTTTGATACTTTTTAATCTCTACGGCAGTCAAAGAATTTTGCTTAATCTGATTTGCTCTTTGCAGTTTGATATCATTAGCATAAGCAGATCTGGAAGTTTGAGACTGTCCTAATGCTTCACGATAATCCATTCGTGCACTAATAACATCATTGTTGTTAGAATAAATACTTTTTAATGCATCATAACGATCAGTAATATTACTGAATTTTTGGTTCCAAAGATCCGCTTCTTTAGATTTTAGATCCTCAATAGAAGATTCAACACTATGAACTTTGTCGTACCATGTTTGATATGCTTCAATTTTAGATTTTGTATCTTCATCGTAAATTTCAATATCCTGGATTTTACCTTCCTGAACTAATTTACGTAGATCTTGAGAAAGACCGATCTTATCTCCATAAGCTTCGGCTTGCCAAGCATAATAATCGCGTTGCTTCTGATAATTTGGAACCTCCTGTTGTATTGTACTAATAGAATCAGATAGTTTACGATTTTTAGTTTCAATACTGAATGGATTTTTACTATTTTTATTTCCTTGATAGTTTTCAGAGATAGCACTATTTAAATCAAGCTTGTTGTCAATTTTAGTACTATATCTCTCAAACCAATCCACTGCATTTTTCCATGGGTCTTCCCACTTAGATGTATTATCTGCAGTCTCTCCGGAAGATTTAGCAATTGAATCCGTATTATCTGCGATTGCTTGAATAGCATTATTATTATTCTGAACATTATTCGAATTGTTATTTGAAGAAGTACTTGAAGGTGTTGTCCTTGTTGCAACTCCACCAAAAGCTCCTCCGCCATTAGCAGCAGAAGAACGAGCATAAGCATGTGCGAGAGAAGCAGTGCCTTCTGCATAAGCACGCGCATGTCCAGCTGTACGTCCATGTTCAAGAAGATCTTTTGTCTGAGAAGCAGAGAATACAATGTCTCCCTGTTTCAAATTCTCAAGATGTGCTCCGCCTGGAAGAAGTGACCATACACCGTTACGAACAATAGATTCTGTACCTACTTCATTTACAAGAGCTTGTTCATTATGTTTGAGAGCAACATTTCCTCCGGCATGAGCAGGAGAGAGTTGCTTCATATTTAAAACATTATAAGCTGTACCTGAAGCATGAGCAGGAGAGAGCATTGTACCAGAAGCTTGGTTGCCTTTCCCAACATTCACACTTCCGACTTGTTTGACTGATACTGTAACTGTTTTATCATGTAATGAATCAATAGTCCTTGCTAAACTACCAACGGCACTTGTACCTGTAACATTTGCAGAAACATTAACGGTTTTGCTATTAACTGATTCAATGGCGGCATGCAACGCTTTGACTTGAGGAGTGCCCTTTACTTTTGCCGTTACATTTACAGTTTTGCCCTTGAGTGAATCAACAGATGTTTTTAATTTATCCGCATCTTTATCTCCTGTAACAGTTGCTTGCACTTGAATATTAGTGCCCTGAGTTTTATTTAACTCATTTGCAGCTGCCTGTATTGCTTTTAAATCATCTGCGTTTTGGACATCACAATTAAGAACAAACTCGCTACCATCTGTAGGAGCAGATTGCATTAAATCAATAACATTCTGCACATCATCTTTCCCATCTACTTCTACATCAACAGTAGCAGTAGTATTTGGCGGCATAGATTCAATTGCAGATTTTGCCTGTTCTAGGCTATCTTCATTTGATACATCACATTGCACTTCAAGAGTAGAGCCGCTAAGATTTTCAAGACTTTGAATATCATTTTCCGCATCGGATGTATCTGCTCCGACTTTTACCTTAAGATCCTTATCAGTTACTCCTAATAATTGATCTTCAAGTTTCTGTGGATCTAAATTTTTCAGATCTGTTTCTAATGGATTGCCATTTTTATCTGCAACTTTAGCATATGCCTCCATAGCATTATTTGCATTTTCCGTTGCAGCCTGCAGGTCATTTTCCATACCAAGATTGTATTTCTGTGTTTCCACATCCATTGCATTCTTGGCTGTCATATAATCCTGAGCGGCTTTCACTACTTCATCAGAAGATGTCGACTGACCTAAAGCAGAAGTTTGATATTCTGCCTGTTGTTGCTGCTTAATAGAAGCATCATAAATCTGAGCTGTTTCTTTTGCACCAGAAGCACTATAGTCATAAGTAGGAATACCGTTTTCGTCTCTAATGACATTACCGTTCTTATCTCGCTTAAGATAAGTGTCCTCGATATCCTTTTTAACTTGATCAACCTGTTTCTGAATAGTATCCAGGTCTGTTGTGTTAAAATCAAAATTATATTGTTTTCCTGTTGTTTCTTCGAGAGTCTGCTCTGCAGTCTGAGCATCTGTCACGGTCTTTTCAAGCTCTGAATTATCAACTTTAGGAGATATGTCCAAAGTACCCATTGCCTCAAGAATAGGAACGAGCATATTAGTTTGATCGGCAGTGAGTCCTATAGATTCAGCAAAGCCCTGAATCTGATCTTCCATATCACGAAGACCTTGATCTTCAGATTCATATGCGCCATTACCAAAGATCATAGATTCCAGGTCAGAAAGATTATATTTCTTCATATTAGATACAAGATTGTTAAATCCTTCTGCGTTTTCTGATTGAGCTTGTTCTAATTTGGTAATAGTATCCGCTGCATTGAAATCTTCAGAATCTGTCCATTCTGTTTGTCCATTATGAAGCTGATCCTGGATATCCTTATATTTCTGTACGCTCTTTTCGCGAGCTTCACTTTGTAGGTTGTCAATTTGCTTATCAAGAGCTTTCTCATCAATATTAAGTTCCGGAGTCAACTCTATGTTATTATCTTTAGCAGTATCCTGGATATTTTTACGAAGTTTCTGAGCGAGATCTGTATCGCCAGATTTCATTGCTTCATCATAGGCTTCTTTTGAATCCTTGATAATCTGCTTTGCTTCTTTTAAATCCTGGACTTTTCTGTCTGTTTCACCATTAGCATAATCTGTTACTGCCTGATTTACACCACTAATTTTAGATTCAAGTTGATCAACAACATTTTCCTGATCCTGAATAGCCTGATCTGTGGCTCCATTTGCTTTCAGTTTTGACAGCTTATTTTTCTCTGTAATAAGGCCATCTGTTAGCTCGTCAATCTGTTGTTCTCCATCCTGGGTAGAAGTAACAAGATTGTTCACAAATCCATAATCAGAAAGTCTTCCTAATATAGACTGGAATGATTCATAGCTCATTCCCATCTGATCAGCAGCGTCTTTGACATCATTAAATGAATAAGCCCATTGCTTTTGACCATTTGCAAGAGTCTCATATGTAGCGAGACCTTTCTTATTTAAATCCTCTAAGAATTTCTGTGGACCGGAAGAATCATCGGTATAATAATCTTTGAGATGATTATAATTTTCAATGAAGTTTTCCGGATCTTCAAATCCATTCTGTGAGAAATAAGCAGCACCTTTTTTGAACTTTTCAGTTTCAATAAGATTGTTGTCATATAATTCTTTTAATTCATCGAGTTTTGATTTAGCTGTGGTATATTCGTCGCCAGCATTAGCTGCATTTTCAGCATTGATCATCTTCTGGAAATCAGTAAATTGTTCCTGAGCGTCTTGATACCGTGCAAAATATTGATTTCTACGGTTTAATAACTCATCGAGAGCATCCTGCTCTGCAGTGTAATCTGCGAGTGATTTATCTCCGTTCTGATATGCTTTGAAAGTATCTTCGACAATTTTCTTCTGATCTTTTACTTTGTTCTCAAAATCAGAATTGACAAAATCATTCTGTTGCTCCATATAATCCTGGAGACGATCGGTATTAAGCTGTAAACCTTTTGCAGTTCTAGTATATAAGCTATCAATGTTAATATCACCGAGATCACTAAACTGTGTAGCCAGATTCTTTACACTATCTGTGGTTAATCCGGTATCACTCTGCATTTCGCTCATAGCAGTAGTGATAGCACTTGACAGATTTGTTATATCTGTAATAGGAAGATTCTTGATCGCATCGCCCCATTCAGCCTGAGAAGCCTTCATATTCTCTATAGACTGCTGTGCTGCATCAATATTATCCTGCCATTGTTTCCATTGCTCAGTGCTCTCTGCATCAATATTGTTTTCTTTTAGTGTTTTCTGTAAGTTTTTATAATGTGCAATTTGCTCGTCATAGTTCTTGATTTGAGCATCGCCATTTTTAATTAATGCATCATAATCGTTCTTATTTACTTTCTGATTGAAAGCGGCCTTATTACTCATATCTGTCTGAGTATTAGAAGCATCTGCCTGAAGACGAGTCATTGATTTAGAGAGATTATCTAACTCTTTGGTATCTGCATTAATTTTTATTTGGACTTCTTGATCTTCAATCTTAGCTTCCCATTCTTCCATAGTGGCATCAGCCATAGAAGGGTCCATAGAAAGCTGAACAATAGCTTGCATTGCAGTTTCATTGCCAGAATATTTTTCCATGAGAGAATCTACAAGATTTCCCTTATTTTTTATATCTATAGCGTTTTTAGAATCTTTAGTTAATGCTCCAAAAGCTCTCGCTCTTACAGCCTTTTCGCTAAAGTCAAAATCACTCATGTCCATCGTATCCATGATACTCTGAACATATTTATCCGCCTGTGCTAACTGCTTCGGGTCTGTAACATCCTTTACAGAATCCCTGATCTTACCAATGGCCTCAGCACCTTTATTCATGGCAAGATTCTGAAGATTATCCTTCAAGTCACCACTGGCATTACTTAATTCCGGGAACTGTTGGATCAGATCTGCCATATCAGAATTCTGGAATGTACCGTTTGTTACGGATTCCATAGCAGACTGGATATTCTTCATGTCAGATTGGAAGTTATCTGTTACAGTATCAATGTCAGTAGCAGTATCTTCTGCTGCATTCTTGAACTTGGAAGCGAATGTGGCAGATTCCTCGGGAGTTTTCTTCTTAGCTTCCTGTGCTGCCTCGAAGTTTTTCTTAGTGGTTTCCTCATTCCAGTTCATCTGCTTAGGATTATAGTTGTTGTCCTGGAGATAATCCCAGAAGTTCTCAAGCTCTTTATCCGTTTTACCTTTGAAGAAATCAGACTGTCCAAGACCATCCTTACCGAATATGTCCTCAAGATTCTCCTTGATACCTTCCAGATTCTTCGCGTCAGGATCTGCTATAGACATAATACTATCTTTGAGATCATCCGCAGTGAGTCCGGCATTATTCATTGCATCTTTAAGACCGTCTGTGTCATCAATCATTTTCTGGATAGCATCTGTACCACCGGATTTACCTGCGGCAATGAGTTTATCCTTCAGATCTGAGAACTGAGAGAGTGCGAAGATGTTATTCATCTTGTCGGAGGTGGTAGAAGTGGAACCGACAGCTTTCTTGTAGTTATCTGTAAGTTGTTGCACTCTTTTAGCAGTATCTCTTGCAGATTCGTCTATGAGATTACCATTATCATCCCAGAGATCCTGAGCTTTATCAGAAATATCAGCTACAGAATCTGTTAATTGTCCCTCTGTTGTTGAAATATCATCTTCGATAGATGCTAGTTTCTTCTTGAATTTTTCAGGACTATAATTACTCTCATTACTGATGAGTTCTTCTCGCTCGGCCTTCTGACGGTTAAGCTTTTCAATCATGTCATTGGCTTCATCGATGTCATCCTGATATTTAACACCTGTTTTTCCGCGGAGCAATCCATTTTCATACCAATGAGCTGAAGTTTTGTCTGTACGAAGTCCACTTTTCTCAAGAGCATCCTTCGCATCTAAAGCCTGCTGTTTTTGTGTCGCATCAACCAGGTTGTCTTTGACTTTCAGCTGAGACTCCATTAAGGAATTCTTCGATGCTAGATTTTCAAGCTCTGCCTGTTCATCTGTAGAGCGGTTCTCTTTAGCATTGAGTTCATAGTATCTTTCTTTATTCGTGTTGTATTCTGACTGAAGTGAGTCACGCTCAGATACCGCATTATCGTATTTCTGTGAAGATTCTTCATATTTCTTGTTTGCATTGTTATTAGTCAGTACATTGTTCCATAAGGATTTACCAGCATGAATAGCAAGTCCTCCAAGAATAAGAGGAATAGCAAATTGCGCGACAGAACCAAGTACAGCAGAAATACCACTGCCAAATGATGTGACACCGCCTACAAGGTTGCCAATTCCATCAGAGAGTATATCTCCAAGAGATGAAGATTCTGCCTTTGCACCTTTAGCTATGTTCTTCTTTACCGCATCAGCGTCAATATTGTTAAAAGCTCCTCGGAAAATATCCATTATTCCATCAGAAATAACAGAACTTCCGTCAGATTTCGTATTTAAATGTCCGAACCACTTGGCAGCCGAATCTTGATCCCCAAACTTTTTTAAAGCATCAGAGATAGCATTTGTATCTCCATTTTTCATTGCCTTTTTTAGATTTCCGATTTTACTTAATGACTATAGTATGATAAAATTTATAGTATAATAATAGCAATAAAAAGGAGGAATTCTGTATGCTTATTAGATGTCCCGAGTGTGGTAAAGAAGTTTCTGATAAAGCACCTGCTTGTATTCACTGTGGGTTTCCTTTAAACGATATACATAAAGAAAATACTTGCCTTGTTGATGGAGCAGAATATGATATGACAGAACTTAAAAATTATTATGCAAAATTAACTGATTATGAAAAAGGGGAATTTTATAGAAGAATAAAAAGTCAATACGAAGGTAATCTTGAAATTTTTCCAAATGAAGCAACCAATATTTTAAGAAATATAAACGAACATTTTAATTGGTGGAATGATTCTCATAATCACGGTAAAGGTTATTTAAGAGATAAACTTGCTCTTGATTGTATCGACCACAACTTCCAATACTTCGAATTCAATACTGCCGATATTCCCGATCCTAACGTTGTTCGCTGTCCAAAGTGTGGATCAACGTCGGTGACAACTCAGGAGAGAGGTTACAGTATTATGTGGGGAGTACTGGGATCAACCAAAAAGAAAAACCTGTGTCAGAAGTGTGGCTATACCTGGTGGCCGGGTGCGGGGAAGTAAATAGTTATAACTGAATATTATTAATTGAATACACACAATACACAATTTATCAGAGCATGAAGGGAATTATTCCTGCTCTGGTTGTGACGTCAAAAATAGAACATATTTTTTGACCTTTACATATTAAATAATTTTGGTATAATTTACCATAGTGAAAATATACATATATTTTCACAGTACACCAGAGAAAGAGGTGGTGTAAGATCAGAAGTCTTTATGATTCTGAGCATTTCTTCAGAATTATTATGCCTTCTTTGGTAATGTTATAGCATTACTAGAAAGGAGGAATAAGATGGCTGAAGAAAACAAGCTTAAGCTTGTAAAGTCCATAATTAAATCAATCGTTGGTATTATATTACCATTTATACTTGTATGGACATTACTTTCACATAATCCAACAAGTTTGAATATCAATATCAATGTAAAAGATATTGTAACGACTGAAATTAATTGTGATTTTGCAAGCGACGCACCAGACGGCGACTGAGGTCCGAGGGACATTATTATTTTTACGTCTGGGGGTTAGAGGATAAAACCTCTAGCAACAACGCCTCTTAATATACCACTATTATGAGGCGTTCCTCTTTCTAATTTTCCTCATTCAAAATAACAGTAGAAGAGTACTGGATGGATTTCACCATCATTACTATAGGCACATTCATTAAAAGCATATACATGTATGGATTCTATATATACTCCGAGGAAGGGTGCGCTCTCTACACTTCCTGATTATTCATATGCTTCCCTCATCATTGCTTTCGCAATTGTTACTAATGTTTCACATATTACTAGACGTTAACCAGGTTGGCACGTGCGTTGCCTGCAGGCTTTCGCCCGATTCACTATATTATAGAATAGCAGGTTTCAACGTTTTAATCCTCTAGTTATTTATTGCCGCTCGTCTCCACACATTGACTTCACGATCTTTATGTAGATAGGCTCATTATTAATCGGAAATAATAACTGTAACCCCGAATTTGGGTCAACCCACGGCATTTGCAAGTCCACTTGCTTGTCCATCTTTTCCTACTAAAAACTCTAATCCTTTCGTTGCTGCATTTTTTACGGTTAATGCTGAGAATACAGCTGTGATCAGAGTAGGAATTGGACCAATGGCTTCTTCAAGCCCTGTAAATCCTTCGGTTAAACCTTGTACAAAATCTAAAGCTCCAGATACCTGGCTCGAATTATAAAAGTTTAACCAAAACTCATCCATCTGAGTTTTTATTGCCTGGATCTTTCCGGAGAAAGATTCCATATATTTTTCCTGATTGGCTTCGGCGTTACCACTGGTTGTAGTAGCCTCGTTTGCCAAATTCATAGAATCTGTCCAAGCTTCAAGTATATTCTTGAATTTTGAAGTTTCTGTTTCATTAAACGAATTCGCAATATTCGCCTTGTGTTAGTATATTTTAATATAATTAAGCAGCTATATATTTAGCATACTTCTCATTTTTGAAATCAATAACAAACTGATCCCAATCTTCTTTTGTAGCAGCATCTCCATATATACTATGGAATAAATTATGAATGTCTTGTCTAATGCAAACACCAAGATATTCATTTTGTTTTTCTTTAAATTTATCTGTAATAAGGCTCAATTCTTCTTCTGTGTAGTCATCTATGTTTTTATTTTCTAAATTTAATTCAAATAAAAGATCAGATATAATCTGATTAACGGGATATAAATGATGTACTTCAAAATTTTCACTTCCTGTTAATACACATCTATTATTACATGATTCAATACTATTTTTTCGCCATCCGTGAGAATGGCGTCTTAAATAATAATTTAATCTATCATTTATTTCGGCAAATGGATCTGATCTAAATAATCCTAATCTTGATCTTTGATACTTTACATTTCTTTGTGGTCTATGTAATTTATCAGCCAACTCTGCATCTGACATATATTGCCAATTATCTTTAATGAATTGTTTTTCATCATCAGTCCATAAACAATGTAACGAATAATATGATCTTAAATTATATTTCCCAGCTTTCATTTGAATACATTCTTTAGTCTTATGTCTTGGCAGTAATTTCATTAATTCAGACGTTGGAAGTAATGAATAATTTTCTTTTAATATATTGACTTCCTCTTCAGTCCAAGAATCATCATTTCTATATCCTAATCTATATGCTTTCAATTTTACTTGTTCTGGGCTTTTCCGATTGTTAATTAAATTTGAGATTTCTTTAAAAGATTTAGTGTACATGTTTTCCTTTACGATTAATTCATCTTGCTTTTTCCAAACATGAAAATCTGCTGAAAAATTATTTTTCTTTGCCATATCATATACATTTTGTTTATTCATGAATGGGTATTTTTTGAAAATAGAATCCCAGTCGCCAATCTGATAATAATGTTTTATATATTCAATATCATCGTCTGAATATTTTTTGTATCTTCTATTTGAGTTATAAATTCCAGCATCCATTAAACATTTTTTAATTGATTCACGACCAAATCCTATAGTTGCAAATATTTTATTACAACTCATTCCGGAAATATACATTTCTATTATTTGTTTCTTTTGATCTTCTGTTAAAATAATTTTATTTCCCATAATTTCCTCTATATAAATAAATTAAAATAATTTATAATATTCTTTGTTCTATATACCAACACAACTTATGCTTTCGCACAAGCATAGACTATTTCTTCACCTACCGACCTTTACGGTTTAGGGTGTCCTTTTCGATTTAAGGGGTTTTCACCCACGCCATTTGCGATTGCGCCCTACGATTATTGCTATAGATATTCAGGATTTCCACCTTTATTCTCTAGTCTATAGCTCGACGAGAATCTAGTCGTTGAACGTTCACCCTCGACTCAGGTACCGCGTGATCCACGGGATACGTTAGGGTGCTTCGCTGCATGAACAGCCAATCCTTGCGTTGTAAAACCATCATAATCTAGTTTCCTGATTATTGTGGTGCAAGGCTTTATATAATAAAATATTATATAAATAGGATTGTCCTATTAAGGCATTACCTGCAATTAAAATCATTCTAAGTATGAATTTCTCCATACAGAGGCTAGCTTTTAGCCTCGTGGCTGCAACATTATATGAGATATTTGCTTTTTGGGCGTCTGTTAATCCGTCCCATTTGGCATTAAGTTCTGAAAGAATAGTATCAAGATCACGAAATGATCCGTCTGTATTATAGACTTCTACACCAACTTTATGTAAAGATTCTGAAGCTTGAGAAAGATCTTCGTTACTTACATCTGCAGCATATTCTGGCATAGATCCAACTTTACTGATTCTCGTTATGATGGTTTTCATTGCATTACCAATTGAAGATCCATCCTCACGAGTTCTTTCAGCTACTTTAGCTGAAACAGCTGCTAACTGTTCATAGCTCATTCCTGCATCATAAGCGACCTGGCCGGAAGCCTGTACTGCATCAGAAATAACCTTGATTCCCTTTGCATAATCCATTCCGATATTTCCGGAAATCTTATCCAGAACATCAACTACGTGCATAGAAGCATCAGCAGCAGTAGTAGAGCCATCTTCGAGCATATGGAACTGCTGAAGAATACCTTGTACCTGATCGGCGGCGGTAGAAGCATCTACACCACTTAAGTTACTCAGAATAGCAGTAGGTTTTGCTGTTTCCTGGATTTCCTTAGATGTAGTATTCATATTTGCATAGATCTGATAAATATCCATGGTATTATCCAGGGACATAGAAAGATCTTTTGCCATATCAACAGCAGATGATCCGAGAGATGAGAGCTGTTCTTTGCTCATATCCATGGTATAACTGATATTAGTTAAACCTTTATTGAAGTCAAGGAATGTATTAAATCCATCTTTCATTTGTTGGAAAGCTTGGCCAAGAATTTGAACATTAGCTACGCTACTTCCTATTTCACCAACAATTGATTTGAAGTTGCCGGATACGAGATTTTTTAATCCTCCTAGGAGAGAGCCAGAACCACCGGAGCCAGAACCGGAAAGAACATTAGTGGATACACGTAATCCATTCATGTTTTCATTTAATTTTTCAATCACGCCTGACATTTTAAGTACATTTCCAGATGTATTTTCAAATGTCATATTGACTTTTCCAGTCGATTCATTTATGGATTGAGAAGTCTTATTTACATAGCCTAATTTTGTCGCATAATTTTCTAAAGCAGTAGTCGCATCATTAATATCATTAACTTTTCCAATAGATTCATCTATAAGTGTTCCTTTGGAATTGGTAGCAACAAAATTTTTAGATATTTTTTGGAAATCTTTCATACGAGATATTAAATTGGATACACTTTGATTGTATTTATCAAGATCTCCATCGTCTTTATAATCAGATTTTATTTTCTGAAATTCTGATTCAAACCCTTGTAATATTTCATGATATTGACCGACTTTATTTGTGCTATTTTCAAGTTTATTTAGTTTATTAAAAACTTCTGTATATTCTGATGCATTTCTCCCGGCACCAGTAGTCATATACTCTTTTAATGCGCTAAAATCATTATTAATTTCCTGCATCCTTTTTGCATAATCGGACACAGATAGATTCCCGTTATTATAGTCATCTTTAAGAGCTGATATTTTTTCTGAAATACCTTGTTTCCTATTAGTAAATTCTTCTGTCGCTTTATTGGCTTTTTCTATTGATGCTGTATAAGTAGATAATTTTTCAGATATACTTCCAATATTAGCTGACATAGTTTCTGAATTATTAAAAATACTTGAGGAACTTCCTGCTTTGGCTTGAATAGAAGATTGAATACGAGCGATTTCTTTATTTGCATATTCATTGCCATGAACTTCTCTCATTTGTTTTTCTATAAATGAAGCAGTTCTTTTTGCATATTCTAACTGTTCAATAGCGTCCGTAACATTTTGTGAATTATTATATGTACCAGGAGTCAATAATTTTTTTTCATATCGATTCTGGGTCTTATAAGCATCTTTTAGAGACTGAGATAAACTTTTTTGATTATCTTTTGCACTTTTACTCGCTTGATTATATGCAGAATTATACTCTTTGAATTGTTTATTATCTGTCAACTCTTTTTGTGACTTTTCTGCATCATAAACATTTTCTCTAAAATCTTTAACAGTATCAGATAATCTTTTATATTCAGACACAGCATCTGCAATATCTGATGAAAGATCCTTATTTGGATTTTCTATTTGTTCCTTTTGAGTACTAGAAAGTTTTTCTTGAGCTTTTTGAAGTTCTTTTATATCAGAAATAGCTGCTTCATATCTATCAGAAATAGAAGACTGGTTAATATAATCTGTAATAGAACGTTCTGAAGTTTCAACATTTCTTCGAGCTGTTGCCAATTCAGAAATATCTTTCTTTTCTTTATCTAATACAGATTTATTATCTTCAATCCATTTATCAACACCATTATTGCCAACAATTTTTTTAATTGATTCTTGTTCTTGTTTTCTAGCATCTGTCACTTCTTTGATCTGCTTTGCAATTGAATCATACTCATCCGTGCCAGCAGTATATTTTTCCTGCTTTTGCATTAAACCTAATTCTGATTTATTATAAGTATCAATTTTTTTTGTAGATTTTAAAATTGAATCATAATTATCTGCAACTTGTCGTGTTTCAATTGATTCCTTGTTTGTTTTTTTAGTAGCATTTAATGCATTTCTTTGTTCTCGTGAACCTTTAGAAACTGCATCAACAAAATCTGAAAACTTATAATCATTTGATGTATCATTGGCAATAGATCTTGCAATATCAGCAATCTCTCTACGATCTGCTTGATTTGCTTTTATATTTTCCTTTAACTCTTTAATTTTATACTGATTTCGCTTATCATCAGGTTTAGACATTTCTGTGTCCAAATCGGCTTTTTGTTCAAGAATTTTATTTGTGATTTTTGTTGCTTCTGTACCTAATGCCTCAAAATCAGAATAACGTGATACGGAATTTTTCCATCCAGAAGCACCTGTCTCTTCGTTTTCTTCATATGTCTGTGTCAGAGTAATAATAGACTTATCAACATCTTGATATGTTTTAACTAATTTCTTTCCGGCGGCAGATTCCCTTTGAGATAATTGTTTTAATCCAGAAAAATCGTCTGGAACATTAGCGGTGGGATACAATTTTCCGTTATCAGATTTTTCTTTTTTGGATTTTTTAGGCATTTTATCCTTTTTTATAGATTCTCCGTCGGTTTCCAATAACACCTCTTTTATTGTATCGTTATCTTTTTCGGATTCTTGAGATTTGGAAGTTATAGAAGGAGTTTCAAACTTCTTATATATATAATCAGGAGCCTTTTCTCCCGATACAATATAATGATTGCCATCTTTATAAGAAATAATTGAATTACTTTTTAATTTATTAGAAGGTTTTATCACCTTATACTTAGATCTATTTGAAACCGGAGAAACAAATTCTTCTTTTTTTTCAAGTTTAGGTTCTTCTATTTTCTCTGTTTTATCTTGCTTTTGTTCAACCTTCTTCTCGATTTTTTTAGATTCTTCTGTTTTAGAAGACGGTTCAGCTTTTTTAAGCTTAGACTCCTCAACCTTTTTAGGTTCGGTCTTCGCAGTCTCTTTTATCTTTTTTTCTTCTATTTGCGGAGTAGTAGATGGCTCGAATAATTTTAATAATGAATTATAATATTCTGGCAGAACATTAATATTACTTTCTGTTCCTGTAACTTTAGCTATTTCTTTATTTAAATCTTGTTGCTTTTTTTTTTGAAGACTTATAAATTCTTTTACAAAATCAGGTTTATAACTTTCTGATATGCCAATTAAATCTCCACCATCTGTTAATTCAAGTGATTCTCCGAATTTTCTTTTTGCAGCAATCTGGCCTTTAGCAATAGAATCAAGTAAATTTTTAATAGTATTTTTTTTTAATAAAGATTTATTTATAGATGCAACATAATCATATAAATCAGCGAATACTTTAAATTGTTCTCCAGCTTTTTCAACCATCTTGACAAAATATCCAGGAGCTTTATTTGACAAATCGGTCAAGCTAAATTTGCTAAGTTCATCTATAGAGGCTCCCATTTGATATGCTTCTAACATATACCGCCTATAAATATATTTTAAACCATATGCCTCATGAGTATCTGGAATCGCATCATTCCATGTTTCAAAGCTTTCTGATAATTTTCGTAAAGCTTCTTCTTTTGATTTTGTTGTATAATTTTGATTTGCTAGTTTGGCATAAGTAGAATTGCCTTCAATATTTGGAATGTAATGTTCTACTTTAGTAGCACTTGTTTGTTTCTTTTTAGGAGTAGTAGAAGAGGATTTCTTACTAGATTTCTTAGGTTTAGATTTGTCTTCTATTTTAGATTGTTCTTTTGCAACTTTTTTTGCTTCGATTTGCGCTTGGTCTAAAGAAGTGTTAATCGAATCAATTACCGTTTGTGCATTGTATGTAGAATCTTGAAATTCAGAAACGATTGCAGAAACAAGCTCTGACAAGCGTTTAACATGATTTTTATCTAATTTAGATGATCCGCTTCTTTGATATACCTGTAATGCTGCAAATAAATCGTTAAATCCTTTATAGTTAACACCACTTACTGCATCTTCTCCAGCTGTGGCATTTTTACCAGTTGGCGTTCTATCCATTAATATATCGTATATATCATCAATAGAATATTTATATTCTCCATTCTGTTTACGATCCAACAAAGATAATGCTTTCTTACTTTCTTTTGTACCTTTTGTACCACTTAAATGAGAAATAGCATCATCAATAGACATACCAACAGCCGTTTTAACAGCTGAATCTATTCTTGCTTGAAATTCTTTGGTTATACGTTTTCCTGACGAAGCGTTGATAGCTGCCGATAAACCTGTGCCAAAGGATTCTACTGATTGTGACATACGATCTTGAATTCCAGTCCAATTTTTACCAGAAGCGAGAGCAGTTCCTAATTTTCCGACGCCAAAATGTTCATACAAACCAGTTTGTATTTGATCTATAATTTTATCTGGTAATTTAAGCGTGCTTCCGTTAAAGTTCTTCTTTTTATCGTTTTCAGATAAAAATTGTGTATAACCTTCGTCCTTATGAAGACCTTCTCGGATTTTAACAGCTGCTTGAATTTTGGCAGCTGTGATAGCAGCATCGTACATTTCCTGTCCATAGGATTTAGAAGAGGATTTTGGTAATCTAAAACTTTCAGATAATGCATCGTGTGTTTTTTTTGCTCGTCTGTCTAATATAAGATTTTGCTCAAATGTTTTTAATCTATCATCTGAAATTTCAGGATGGTTACGTTTTACTTTAGACACTGCAGTAGAAATTGCTTGTCGTTCATTTGAATTAAGTTCTTCTAAATAATTTGCAGAACCTATTTTTTTTACGACTTCTTTTGCAGCGTCAATTAGATTTTTAGATGTTTCTTCTGCAGCACTTAAAGTTTTTTTAATAGCAGTTCGACTATCTTTGTCAATTGATAATTTTATTGGAGTTTTTCCTAAAAGTGGAAGATCAACATCTTCCGTTTCTAATTTAACCGGAGTCTTTATTGGTTTCTCAGCTTCTTTTTTAGCTTTATCAAATTCAGAAGTATTGGGGCTAAATCTAACAGGCATGTCTGTGCCTTCTTTTATTTGATCTATTTTTTTTTGAAATTCTTTATTGGCCTTAGAATTTGCTTTCATATTGACCCCTTTAACAATTGCTTCAGCAACAGGATCAAGACTAATCTCTCCTAATTTTATATCACTCATTTATATTCCTCCTTAATACATACTAAAAAAACATTTTGAAATAGTCATATTTTGAATAATATTTTCGAAATATTTCTTCAATTTTATTTATTTTTTTTGTTACTGGCCTATATTGATAAGACTTTATCCAATTAGCCATTGCTCTTGCTGGAGAAAATGTTTTTTCAGCCGGTCTAGTCCACATATAATAACTAGGCACTGGACCACGATACATAGGAGTACCATTATGCCATGCGCCGCCATGATATCCTTGTAACATTGTTAATTTAAATAAACGATCATTATCTAATCTATGACCGCTCATAGGATCAGAGCTTGCATAAATTGTTATTTTGCTTCCATTTAAAATAAATTTTCCGGTATCTTTAAGAGTTTCTTTTCTGTCATAAATTGAAGGCGAATACGAAGCGTACCAATTATTTATAATTTGTGTATACGCACGTTTTACATCTTCAAGAATATCCTTCGCTAAAAATTCAGCAATTTCTTTTTCTATATTTTTCTTTTCTTTTTTTGTACCAATAACAAATTCATCATGCAACTTCATCAATTTTTCATAAGTAATTTCAATCTGCTTCATAATATTCACCTCCATAGTTTTATTTGAATCTTATATTATTTTTAAAATTTTACTTACCTAATACATCTCCATACTCTTTGATATACTTCATTAATTCAGAGATGCCCTCATCTGCAAACATGCCGAATGTAGTAGCAAATGCCTGTGTATACTTGGCAATAAATGCTTCAAGATTTTTATTTTCTGCGTAAAAATTATCCATAAGCAATCCATTGATTGTTGTCAGTTCATTAAGTTCATCTTCGCCTATGGCAGCACTGATAACATTTAAGAATCCTCTCTCAATAAGAAGATCGTAATCCTGGAACGCAGTTGTTTCACTATCATCATTTTTGCTTATATTAAATTTGGTATAAAGCAGAAGAATAGCAGTAGTAAAGTTGATCTTAGATAAAAACATATCTATATATTCCACACCGTTTTTTCCTGATACAATTGTTTTATCAAGCATAGTCTGAAGAATCACTTTTTTCTCAAGAACTGGACAATATGTTCTATAAACCATAGACTGCACAAAATTAGATTTCTGCTCGTCAGTTTTTAACATATCATATCTACGACAAAACTCTTTTACAGTAAGTTTTCTTTCTACGGTTTCTTTATTAGATTTATTAATAATATTTTCTGACATAATAATTTCTCCTTTTATTCCTTATATTTGGAACAGACCATATTCTGGATTTCTTCCTGGACACGTCCTTCTTTTGCTTTTCTTAAAATAGAGCAGTTTCGGCAATATCTTTTGCAATTTTTACATGTTGCTTCGAATGAATTCATCTGATCAACATTATCAAAAATACCAATAAAATCAGTCTTATAAATGGTGTATTCAATACGTGGGTTTTTAGCATCGTATAAAACTTTTATAACTCGTTCACAAGCCATATTATCATCTACCCAAATAACACCCGAATCAGTGATTGCATCAAATGCAACTTTCCAATAATTATTTGTGTCCATATCAATTCTTGGAAAATAAAAAACAGCATCTACATAGTAGTGCTGCATAGGATTAGGGTCTGTTTCCCAATTTTGCTCTTTTGCTTGTTGTTTCACATATTCAGTAAATTCTGTTTGAAATTTTTTCGCTTCTTGGGTTTTATAGCTCATAGCCATTGGCTTACCATTTTTCATAATAGCTCTATATGCCAAATAGTGATTTACTGATATAAAATCATTAATCATCAATACAATTGTTTCACTCGGCATGAAAATCGCCCTCTATTGTGAAACTGACTTCAAGATCTGTTATTCGCATATTTTGAATAGGAGCGTTAACATTATATTTGTATATTAAATATGATGAATTTGCACATAAATCATTTGAACCTACACCAACAAAATATAACATTACTTTATTTACATATTTCCTATTATCAAAACATTCTTTAATTAATGGATCAAATAGGTTAGTATCTATTCTGATACAGCTTGGTCTATCACTATATAAATCGATCTCATAATATTTTATATTATTGATTATGCAAAATTCTTCATCATCAAATATAATTTTTATATAATCAAGTTTGTCTAAATAATATTTTGTATTTTCCATATTCCTTTTACTCCTATATATCTCCGGTATATCTATACCTCTTTTATAAGTTCATAACTAATTAATAAAGGTATAACAATAAGTTCGGAAGTTGTATCTCCAGTATCCCGAACATAATTTTCAAGTATAATATTTGCAATCTTAGCAGAAACTGTTTTCGTTGCCTTTGTAATATCTGTTACAAATTCATATTCTGCTTTTGCTAATGTCTTTTTTAGATATGTAGTTTTGCCTGAAACAGCAGTACCAAGAACATATCTTAACTCTTGTTTATCTAAAATTTTCTCGTAATTATCCATATAATTTACTCCAATGTATGATCAATCCATTTTTGAAAAAGATCTTTAGTTTCCTCTTTTAAAAATATATATACAATAATATCTTTACCTTCTTCGTTAACACTTGGGTACATATCAATAGGAAACACACGATGTTTAATATAAAGATCTCTTTGTTTTGGATTTACAATTCGTACAACTTCATATGTATTATATGGCCTCGGTTTCAAATTAAGTTCGTTTGACTCAACATCATATTTTTTCATATCCTTTTACTCCTTAAAAGTGAAAAAAGGGGCATAGCTTGAATAGTCTATACCCCTTTATAAAATCACTATTCAAATACTATTTACGTTTCACATTTCTAATGCGTTTTGGTTTATTTTGTGGCTCAGTAATAACTTCCGCAGATTTTTCAGTCCCCAAAATCGTATTTACAACAACTTCTTGAGAAGACTCTTCTTTAATATCAAGAATTTCATCAATATATTTCTGACATGATTCTTTAAATTCTGATTTCCTTGAAAGATCGCATTCTTTAAGAATTTTTGCTGCCTCTTCTTTAGTCTTAAGTTTCATATTATAGGCAGAAATTGTGTCGAAAATCTTTTTGCAATTATCACTGCAATAAATAGCCATCCATCTTGGCAAATGATCAAATTCTTCACAACGACTGCAAAAACTATATCTTTTTCCACATAAAATACATACTTTATTATTTTTTATCATTATTTGCCTCCTTTAAAATGGCATTAAAATAGCCGGTACGATTTGACCCGTACCGACCATAAATAAATTTCGAATAATTATTATATCAAATTATTCTTCGTCGCCATCTGCGAAGTAAACCTCGTAGAGCGCTTTTGTGTCAGAGCAGTAATTCATCTGCATAGAACCAGAATACTGCAGCTGTCCATCTGTAGTCAGAGAAATTTCAACCTCTGGAGATACCTGGAATGATGGAATAACGATATATACACCACGAAGTACATCCGGTGAACATGGATCAACAGCAAGAGCTTTAAGAGTAAGCTTAACTGTAGACGGGAATTTATCAGCCTCGTTTACAATCTTAACTCCATCTTTAGAAACCTTTCTATCATATTTAATGATATATGTACCAGCTGTCTTAGGCAGACCGAGTGTGTGATCTGTGTCTGAATAAGTATACTTAGCAACATCTACAGCTTCTGCTTTTGTACATGCTGCGCCCATTGAACCATTTGTGTTAAATACGTTTACTTTAATAGTTCCGTCTACAGCATCTTTAAGCTCTACGGTAGCATTTCCTGCTTCAGTCTGTTTTGCAGTAATAATTTTTGGCATATTGAAAGCAGTTGTTTCTGCAAGAGTAGCAGAACCTTCTCCAGCGCCTGCTGCAATAATGTTCAGGTTGATCATAGCATTGTTAGCTGTAAATTCACCTGTTTTTGCCTTCCAGAATCTCTTTACAATAGCACCTGTATTATCAACAGCGTCTGTTGATTCAGCACTGATGTTAATGGTAGCATCCTGAAGCTGTGTTAAAGTATACAGCGGGTTTCCGGAAAAATCTTCTGTATATCCATACTGAAGTCGATCAATAATAATATCGCCTAATGTAAAAGCCATATTCTTTTCCTCCTTTAAAAATTTTTTGAAAATTTATGTGAAATCAATTCTTGAAAGATATATCTCTCATAAAATTGAGTTCTTCCTTATTAATTTTTGAAGTATCAAGAAATCCGGAATACATTCCTTTCATAAGAGCAGTAGAAGATTCATAAATTTGAAGTCTTTGAACACTGTCCATGAATTCAACTATTCCAACTTCGCGTAATTCATTTTTCTTGTATTTAAAACCGGGATGATTAAGACAAGCAGAGATTAGTGGAAGAAGTGTAGATTGATAAGAATCGTTTTTATGGAGATCTTGATTTTGACGATCTTCAAATATTATCCATTCTTTTGTAGATTTGCCTTTAGCTTTCTCTACTTTTGGATGAATATTGAACATAGATCTAATATAAGAAGAGATAGTAGTGTATTTTTTTTCATCGATTAGAACATTACTTTCTTCATTAAATAAATAAACTACAGGCTCATCGTCTGTAGTTTGCAATACTTGAAATTTTTGAAAATCTAAATCATTGAATAATAATTTTGTAGAATCTTTAGATAGAGTGGGGGCCAGCATACAGAACAAACTAAAATCAGATAACTTATTCCAGTCGATTCCTAAGTCCCATAATTGAACTCTATAAGATGTAGTATTAGTAACAAAGATATTAACAGCAGAATATACTTTTTTTTCGCCTTCTTTTATAATGTCACCAATTGTAGGCTGAAGTATTTGAATGTCATTAAAAATATCATCATGAATAATAAAAGGTTCTCCAAAATATAATTGGAGAGTGTCTATTTCCAATTTGTCATTTGAATCGGTCATATCTATTATTCATTCCCTGATATAGATTGTTTGGACATTCAATTAAAAACTTTATAGTTCTACAATAATATCGTGAATCAACAATATCACAGTAATCGGCCTTACATTTTAAATGACATCCAAGAACATTAGTCCAACATAATAAGTCTTTAACTATATAACTTAAGAGATCTGTACGCATTATTCCGTATTCGGTTTCCATATCATCTTCATGAACTAAGCACATAACACTGAGTATCTGTGACTTAATTACTTCATTTGAATAAGATACAGAATCATCATCAATATCAAACATAATAAAATTTAATACTTCTTTGTTAATGCCATTTAGTTTTAAGAATGGAATAATTTGTTTTTTATCAACTCTCTTATTGTATTCAACAATTAAGTGGCGTTCTTCGATCTCTGCATTTGTTGGGTGATCTTTATTCTCATATTTATTTAAAGGACGTTTATCTTTTTTACCTAAAATTTCATTCAGATCAGGATCCTCATTAAACATTTTAAGTAAGAGATGCTTTTTTAAAATAATATCATTGTTCTTTTTATCTTCGAGATCTCTATCTATATTTTTTATATCTCTGACCATTTTTCCACCTCCAATACAATAGAAGAGTGGTTGTCACCATTGTTGTCTGTGGCTGAAAGAATAAATCTCTTACCAATGAGACTATTAGCTTTCCCTGGCTTGATTGAAATAGTTACATTATCCATAACTGTTATTTTCATCAAACCTTCATAATAAGTTTTATCTTCATCAGACAACTCATTTTTTCGATCATATACACTTAAATTCCATTCGGATTTTAAATCTTGATATGGGAGTTTGTATTCGAAATAAGAATTCATTCCTAGATATAGATATTGCTTAGATTTGTCATAGAGAGGTTCTAATTCTCCATCATTATTAAGAGTTAACCATCTGATTTGAGATTTCGTAATCATCATTTGAGGCTTTTGTATAGTCTCAGTTTTTTGATCACCAGAGTCTGTATAATAATCACATATTTGTAATTCTACGTTATCCCGTTTATTATCCAATTCATCCTGCTTAATAGAGTATTTTATTACTCCAGAAGGATTAAGATCTGTTACTTTCGTAACCTGGTATACTTTAGGATCAAGAATATTATTTGAGAGCATGAAACGTTGTTCATGCATTACAGTTCTATTGTCATCTAATCCAAGTCCGTATAAGTTATTACCATAAGCATAATAAATGTCTGGCATCCACGCTGATGTCAAATTGTCAAGCGCAGATGAATATTCCTGAATGTTACTTATTTAATTCGTTATTTTAAATAAGAATTGTTTATATTAAGCACAGTACATATTGTAATATCTATCGTATTTTCTTTCTATGTATAAATCGGCATCCTCATAAATATAATCTAAGAATTTTTTGACTTGATTTCCTCCAGCTACAGCTAAAGTTCTAGTGTTAGTATCTTTGTTATGAGGTGAATATATACTAAAATGTATATTTAATTGATCCTCCAAAATATTTTTAATCCCAAGTAACAAATTTTCGGTTCCGGTGATATTAGCTCGTTTTTCTTTTGGGTTATTTGAAATAAAATCATCGCCGTCTAAATATCCTCTTATAAAGTGAGATAAAAGATCATTATCTAACCAATTAGGAAAAGTTAATTTAAATTCTTTCCTTGGAACGATGCCATATTTATATAAGTCTTTTGCAATTTGTTCGTTGCTTATTGCTAGTAGAAATTGGTTTTGCTTTTTAGGATCATTAGAATAATCAATAAATCGTAATGGTACTTCTGCATTCAATTCTTTTTTAATATTTTCTAATATATTTTTATCACTTTCTTGAAGACGAATTGAAATTGTGTTAGACCTGCTGCTTCTATTGCCGTCTGCATATAATAATCCTAAAATATAAGCTTTATTAGGGGTATCTATTTGATTAAAGTAATTTTCATTTATATCATATATTCTATGTGACTCAGAATTGGTTTTGATATGGATATTATGATCAACAAGGATATCTCTAACGGTTCCTTGCGTGAAATGAAAATTTGAAGCAATTTCTCTCATAGACGTTCCATCTTTATATAATTGAATTATCTTATTTTCTGTTTCTTCATTTCTTGATCCTCGAACTCTTATATTGTTTCTTCGCAAAAAACTACTTACAGTTTGGGTTTTTAAATTAAATTTTTCACCAATTTCCTTCATTTGCATACCGTTTTTACGGAGACTAATAATTTCATCTCCATGCTTTTCAAATACTTTTTGTACTGATAATTTTGACATAAAAATTCCTCCTAAATTTATGTATAATAAAAAGACCATAATTGTTGTATAGGAGGTACAACAAAACGGGAGCTACCCGCTGTCTGGTCTTAATATTCAATATTAATTTATAAACAATTTTTCTTACACTTTCATGTAAGCACTGACTATATCATTCACCATATGCAATTAAGCACTTAGGAGTCTTTCACTTCGGGAGACTTCTCCCTAACAGTATTTCAACCGATAGTCGATGAGGGCAAGCCTAATTAAGCTATTCCCTGCTGATTTCCCATTATAGTAGTACTTAGCACTTTTATTATATAAAAGCTTTTATTTCAGCTTATACTATCTTACTAATTTTTTCTGCTTTCGCGACATTCACACTTATGCATATTTCATCATTATGTTGTAGTTTAGTAAGCTTTAGGACGGCTATGTGTATAGCCTAATTCCAGCATATCCGAAAGAATGCGCTGTCAAGGTTTCCCCTTACAGCGGACCATGCATGTACAGAAAATCCATACAAAATCTGTCCATTTACCGCTTGTGTAGCTGTTAGCCGATCTATTCGCGCCCCAGCATGTATATAACTTATTGTTGTATATCCATTTAAATTTCCAATTGCATTGCAAAACATTATATCTGACAAAAGATGGATCATAATCACGACCGACTATAAACCACAATTGAGTGATTTGATCTTCTGGAAGCGACAATGGATCTTCTAAGTCTTTACCGTGAATATTAATTTCGTGAGCAGTATCGTCCGGAATAAAAAGATAACTACCAACAGAGTAATGTACTTTTGGGCGAAACTGAACGTAATAATCAACGGCGTCTTTAAGAATAGAATATTTCGCGTGCTTTTGAAACTTTGCATCCTCGAATTTCCATCCATCTTTTGTTAATATATAAACTCTTTTATATTGTGCATCCGCAGTAAAGGCACTATTTACAACCATATTAGATTGATTTTGTTTAACCTGTGCTAAATTACTGCCATATGAATTAAGATGCGATCTGTACATGTCGGCAGTAATCATTAAAATCAACTCCTATCATTAATTTTATCTACTAACGAATGTGCATCTAATACTAATTTTCTGTAAGATTGATAATTAAAATTTTCTTCTCGTGTTTCATTTAGAGCAGCCTGGAGAATTGACATTATAGATATAATTTCAACAGGATAGGAGAGAAGCGTATTTAATCCATCAATCCGTTTCATCAAATTAATAAAATATTTTTCGAAATCAATGTTATTAAATTCATCTTTTGTTTTTGGATCTTTATATAAAAGTAACCAAAATAATTCTTTATGCAGCCTTACCTTATAATTTTCAAATTGCTTGTCATCAAAATGACCATAGATAGTTTTCATTTAACTATTACTTTCCAAATACGAATTCCAAATATAGCCACGCTGCTTAATTATATCTTGTTGCTCTTTCACTAAAGATGCTCTTAGATCTTTAAGCCCATTTAAATGGTTCGTCTGACTGTAAAATTTTTCATCAGAAGAGGCGTATACTTGCACAATGTTATTCAAATTGACGATTTTTGGAGTAATCCATTCAATAACCATACCGATGCCTAAAATATCTGAGACAAATCCTTGATCAAAATATTTCTCGACAACATATTTCATTGAATACTCTAGCTTTTGAATATCATCGTGAAATTCAACTTGGTTAAACAATCTATAAATATAAGGTTTTTGGATAGAAGATTGAAGCCATTCGCACATAAACATATTTACATCATCTTCGCGAAGATCAAGTAAATCATATGCATCGGCTTTAAGACGAAATTTAGAATATATTTCTTCGTAATTAATTGAAGGCATATGATACCTCCTAACTATTAATCAAATAGTCCTGTCATTACACTCATTTCTGTATCGAAGATTTCATCAAGAATTTTAATTTTTCTGACGCTATCAAGAGTTCCATCAGAAACCATCTTAGATGCAATATGCTTAATAGAATCCTGTGCTCCCTGTGGAAGTGACAGAATAGTAGCCTTCATATCTGCCGGACTTAAATCAGTAATAACATCTTTAAGTTCTCCAACGGAATAAAGCTTGTCATAAAGCTTCTTAAGCTGTGGAAACTGTGATACGAACTCTTCGTCTTCAATAACAAAGAATGGTCTCATAACATAACTATTGTTTGAACGAATCGCAGCAAGAAGATCCTGATACTCAACTTCAATCTGATCACCACTGTCGATCCAGGTATATAAAATATTGGATTTCAGTCCTGGCATATAAAGTCCTCCAGAAGTAATAGACTTGCAGAGAATTCCCTCGGACTGCTCATATTTTCTTTTTTCTTTTTTTACTTCTTTTTTTGTTTCTGTCTTAACCTCAGCAGTATTTTCTACTGAATTAACCGCAGTAGCAGAAGTAGTTGCTTTGCTATTTTTTGTTGCTGTTGCCATTATTAAATTCTCCTTTTATTCAAAAAGTTCTTGCACATCTAAAAAGATATGCAAGAACATACAATATACTGTATACAAAAAACGTTAAAAAATATATGTTTTATGATTATGCTAAGGTCCAAACGCCAAAATAACGTCCGATCTGTACACCAACACCCATAGCTCTCTGTACTTCGTACTTCATTGTATCATCCATACGAGCACCTTTCTCATTTACCTCATAAATTTCAGTTTCGCCTACATCAACAAATTTGATGAATTTATCTTCAACCTGCGGCATAATGAACAGAGTCTTCGGATCTAACAGTTTCTTTGTAGTATCATTGAGAGCGAATCTCTGTGGCAGCTCTACAAGAGTGTACGGACCATAATAACCAAGGCGTCCCATTGTAGCAACGTCACGCTTCTGATCATCTGTGATCCAATCAACATCCATTAGCTTCTGGAACTGCTGAAGTCCAGTTCTTGTTCCCATGATTACTACCTGAGCACCATCATTTGCAAGAGATACATCCTCAAGAAGAGTATCAAGTTTGTCCTTTGTAGTAGTAGAAAGAGCACCTGTTCCCTGGAACTGAGCCGGAAGTTTCTTTCCTGCATTCATCATTTCAGCATAGATGTCATTCTGAACTTTTCTTACAAAAGCAGCAGCGCACTGATCAGTCAGTTTAGCCCAGTCATATCTTCCTGCAAGATATAAGTCAATATCAGCACCAACAGCGATACCATATACAGATGTTGTTACTGTATAAGATTCTCCAGAACCCAGTCTCTGGAGTGTAAAGTCATGATGATCACCAGAGATTTTAGTAACAGAAAGAATGACTTTTTCGTTTGTCCAGAATTCCTGTGAATCTCCACGAGAAAGATTTCTCTGCTCAACATAGTTATTGAAGAATTCAGACTCTCTGAAGCCTGTCTCAACTTTAATGTCAATTTCTTCTTCCATAACTTCGAATAATTCAATGCCATGTTTGTCCATAGCACGTTTTCTGTCACGTTTTGTTGAATGTTCAGTCAGGCCCATAATCGCAAACACGAATTTACGAACAGAGTCTTCTGCTTCTTTCTTTGATCTCTTATTTCCATCTTCATCATAGATCTCGTTCGGATTATGATTCAGATCATATGTAAGTTTCTTAAATCCTTCATAATTTTCTTCCGGTGTTACACCGTCTTCACATAGATTTGCAAATACAGTCTGTACATGCGTACTTAAATCACTAAATAACATTTTTCTCATTGTATATTTCCCTCCTTTCCTAATTACGCACTAATCTTTAATTTCTTATTTTCACAAACAACTTTTGCACCTTTGGTAATCTCTCCATCGAATCCCTCTTCGGATACCTCAAAAACATCACCAACAGCAAGCTCATATCCACGAACTACGTCACCTTTTGCATTAAAGAAATTAGATTCTTTCTTCCACTTATTTGTCCAATCCTCAGCGATAAATGCCTGCATATAAACAAACAGAGCGTCGCCCGGATCTACTACCTCGACATACCAATGTCCGTTAGCAGCCTGCTTCTGAACCTTTCCTTCAAATTTTGTTACAGCAGCTTCCTTATAAAGATCAAGATCTTCAAAGTCGCCACGAGCTACAAGATTACCGTTGTCTGTATCTGTAGTAAGCTCGATATTATAAATGTGCTTTCCGCCATTTTGGGCTAAAAGCTTAGACGGGAATGCTACAGCATGATTTTCGATATTATAACGAATTGCCATTTTATTAAGCTCCTTTCATATATTTTTGGATAATAAAAAGAGCTGTTACCAGCTCCATTTTATCTTTGTACTTATTTAATTAATTTTTACTTGAAAATAGCGAACCATATTTATTTCTCTTTTTAGTTGCAGCCGGAGATCCAAGATTGTGTTTTCCAACTGTTTTCTTTTCTGGTTCTTTTTCTTCAATTGTTGAGAAATTTAATTTGCCAGACTTGGCATAAGATAATAAAATTGAATCAAGTTTTTCTTTTACCTGTTCTACTGAAAACTCTGAATGATTTTCTTTTAATTCTGCAAATTCTTTTGCATCATTAATAGCCTTATACTCATCAGAAACAAATAAAGCATCCTTATTTGCATCTTCTTCAGCCTTCTCATATTTCTGCAGCTTTTCATAAATAGCAGCATAATTAGAACGCATATTCTGCAGTTCGGAATACTCTGAATCAGTTAAAAGTTCACGATGTAAGTTATATCTTTCTCCATCAAATGATACATTATCACCATCTTTTGTATAATTCTGACCGTAGATTTTATCTCCGTCCCAGTTCTCATATGTAAAATGTGTATCATAAACAGAATTAATGTAATACCATTCATTGTCTGCTTCTTCATACGCTCCTAAAAGATTATAAAGAGCATAACGAATATCGCTATGTGAAAGTTCAAAAGATTTTACAAAAACTTCAGGATCTGGCTCTGAAGTTGTGTTTCCATCTGGCTCTGAATTACTTTCTTCGAATGCTTCTGCAAAAGCTGATTCCAGATCCTCATCTGAAAGTCCTTCATATGTAAAAGTAATATCATCAACTGTTTTATCATATTTCTTTAAAAGTTCCTCAAATTTATTCACCTGATTATCCTCCTTTCCATCAGCATTATTTATATTGAAATTAGAGAGAGTAGTGTTTAGTTTCTCTAATGTTTCAATCAATTTATCTTCATTTAATTGTTCGTATTTAGCACAAATTGAATTGTTTTCTGTACTAAAATCCTGAATATCAAGTCTGCTGCCAAGCATACCTTCTCCAATTTCAGTTCCATCCTTTTCAGATCCTAAACAAGTTACACCTGAAAAATAGAAATCCTCTAATTCAAGATATTTTTCTTTCGCATTATAAGACATTGAGTTAATACATAACTCACAACTTACTTTTGTACCATTTTTTCTACGAATAATATCTGCAGCCATTGTATAGTCTTCTGGTATAGCAGCAGTAGCAATAACATAGGTTTTATCCATGTCTTTGTCATATTCAAGATATGGCTCATCTGCTGTAAAAGTACCAATCTGTTTCTCTGTATATACAAAATAATCGTTGCCGTCCTCATCTTGTTCTACTTCAATATCATGTGTATGAAAGTCATATTCTCCAGAATCAAGCTGATGAATATAACCTAGAAGTGGACGATATTTTAATGATGGCATTGCATTTTTCATATTATCCTCAGAAACATAGCTTCCATTCCTATTGAGCAATGTGTGACAAGTTTTTACTTTTGTAAATAAAAGTCCTTGTGTTGAATCAGAATCAAATGAAAGTTGTCCAGGAATTTGAACTGAAAGAGTATATCCAGAATCTTTAGAATTGAAATCATAGAATTTATTATCTTCGCAGAATTTTATTAACTGATCTAATGTCAAAATTTTATGTATTTTTGCCATTGTTCCTCCTTTCCTTGAGAGTCCCCTCAATAGAAGAGGAGCTGTTTAAATAAATAGCTTATCTGTATAAACGAGATCACTCAAATTATTAAAAAGCATTTTATTATCATTCATAAAAATCCACTGCTTCCCTTGCTGATTCATTAATTTGAAACCAGTCTTAATTAAAAGCGCAGCAGATTCTTCATTCGTTGTAATTATAAATTTAGAATTGTTATCTATCATAATATCTACCTATTAGCCTTTGGCTTTATCTGTTTTATCTCTACTATCGGCTCCATCATCTGTGATTTCTGAATCATCTTTAGTAGGTGCTCCACCTGTATCTGAAGATCCTGATTGAGTATATGATGTCTGAAGCGGAACAAATAGTTTGGTTATACCAAGAATTTGTTCTTCTAAGTAATTAAGAGCCAAAGTGTCTTTCTCAGAGAATTGATTTAAAGTATTATAAGCAAGTTTGGTAGGAAGTCCGCTAGTTGCTGCTTCCAATAATGTTTTCTTAAATTCTTCTTTTGTATATGCACTTACCTCAAAAAACTTCACTTTAGAAGGATTAGATACCCAATAAGACAAGAATCTATTGACCCATCCTTGTGTTTGAGGAAGAAGCATTGAAATAGCCATTTCTGTATCTGCTTGAACAGCAGCCGAAAAAGCAGTAGTTCCGCTGATTGACGCACTATTCAATATCTGTGCGCCTCCGGAAGTATTGAATAAAGTTTCTGTAGACTTTGCTATCTTATTTGTATCTGTGGCTCTATCATTATTAAATGTAACCTGATCAAGCTTCCCAGGGATAATAGCAGCTGAAGTATAATCGGGAAGAGCTTCGTTGATCATTCGATTAAAATACTCGATAACAATATCTGGGGTGATTTTCCAATCATCTACAGAATCACTTCCGGTTATAGTTTCTAATTCAAGCCATATCATTTTATAGATGTCTTGCTTATCTGCAATAGCCTGGATGTCATCAAGATCAATAAGGTTGATAATTCCAGATAAAAGTCCAGAAAACGGCGGGACCACAGTTTCCCAATCTTCAGCACGAGCTTTGAGACATACGGCGTATTCATCCGGCATAGGCTGCCATTTACCATTGGTTGTATCATTTTCATATGCTTTATACATAGACTGGAATGGCTCTCCCCATAATTCCAATATTGTTTGTCTGGATCTAAAATAAGACATATCCATTGCAAAAGAAAAATCCCCAGTACTATAAATACCGGAGATCTTGCAATAATCTGGATCAAGCGGAAGAATAAACATACCTGTTTCATCATAATAGGCGCATCCATAAAATACATCTTCTCTAAAACAGATCATATAAATTTTTAAAAATTCATATTGAAGATTCAATTTATCTAATACATTTAGTGTATCCTGATAAGAAGAGAGCATCGCGTTTGCATCACCGCCAGCCACTAAATCATATTCAGGAATTACAGATCGTGCATCGAGACAAAACATATTCGCATTATATGCTATTAATCTATAATAAGGATGGCATCTATAATAAAGATACCTAGATAAGCTTCTAAGATTTTTTTCGTTACTACCAATATTCTGTAGATAAGACCTAAGACTATCTTTATTAAATGCAGTTACTGTCTTAGTACTTGTCTTAGTAATATCTCGGAGAGATCTTGCCCCTTCCATTGCTTGAGCATAGTTTTCAATACTTTTTTTATTTTTCTGATACCAATTTCTTAATTCAGAAGCAGTACTTTGAGAAGTAGGTGCTGGCTCAATAGCTTTTGCTGTCGGCACCTTTGTAGCATTGACATTGTTTTTCTTTCGTTGGGCCAAATTCAGCACCTCCTATTCATCAAATATAGAATGCAATTTTCCTCTACGAATAGTAAGAGATTGCACTAATGAAATATCTGTTTTTGGTTTACGTTTTGAAGTAATATATTTTCTTCGTTCACATTGAAGAGCGTAAGATGCCATACACATTACATAAGCTCGGTCATCATGTAATTTGTTTCGTTTTTCTGGGCATATTTCAAAAGAATCTTTCCCGGATTCTCTTTTAATACGTATCATATTTACAAGCTCTTCTTTCAAAGCATCAATACTAGCAAGTGCAATTTGCTCTTGCCAATTTAATTTTTCAACACGGCTTTTGACGTTCTGTAAATTATCAAGATCTTTTTGCACATTTTCTTCAATTTCTTCTTGAGATAATTTTTGTTTTTTGTATTTTGCAATAAGATCCGCTTTTGTTTTATCATATTTTTCTTTGTCAATATCAAACATAGTGATATAACCTTTTCCATCATAAGAAGCAGTAAAATTTATCTTATCCTGATTCATAAGTTCAATCATCGCCTCATACATTTCAGATTTATATTGGGTAGGAGACATAAGATGTATTTTATTTACTGCATTTGGGAATTTTTTTATATACTCTTCAGAATATTCTTTATCTATAAGCCCTCTGTGTATTTTCCCATCTTTCCCTTTCCAATCTGGCATAAGATAATCAGCAATATTAACTCCACCTCCACCAGATCCGGCATCAATATAGATTCCTAAAATGTTACTATATGTATCATCGCCACCCTGGTTATAATCAAGAATTAATTCTTTTAAATAATCAATCTGATCCGGAGTTTGCATTGGTTTTTTACGCTTTGCGCTGATATCCACAAGATTAATACAATTTAATAACCGCATTTTATATTCTTTATCACTATTTTGATCTTTGTCTTCATACACTTCTGCAATAAGGATTACAGAATTATCTCTGCTACGAGCTGGATCGTATGCAATAACTATTTTTCTCTGTCCGGTATCATTGTATAAAATAGGTTTTCTTATTTCCTCATTTCTGGCAATAACACCCCTACGAATAATTGCATTTGCTCCTGCATCTGAAGTAAATTCGCAATAATATTCACGACGAGCTTTTTCAGGATTAGAACGCATAGCAGCTTCAACCGTGGATCGGGTAAGCAATGGTTCCATGACTTGTCCACGAATAGTAGGTTTAAATGCGACTTCACAATCAATATGAGCCACAAAATAATCCGGATCTCCCATAAGTTGTCGTTTGCTAAAATCGCGATATAATTTATAAAACTCTGTGTCAGTAGAAGAAGCAGAAGATATATAAAATAATTGGTTAGGGATATTTGACGGAATACATCTTAGACGATTAATATCAATAGAATTACCATCGCGGTCTTTTCCAGATTTGAAACTTTTATTGACAATTGCGAATGCACCATATGTTTGAAGCATTTCATCGGAAAGCCATCCACATTCATCAAATATTACATTACCACGCATACCTCTTTTTTTATCTATATTACTATTAAGTGTTTGGGTAAATGCGCCATTATAAAGACTATATGAGAATCCATTAGAAGAATGGCTGAAACCATCTCCTGCAGCATTTTTTATTTCAATCTCAGCCTTGAATATATATCCTGTTGATCCAAGCATTGTGTCTATATTATCATTCGCAATTCTTTCAAGGGTCGTAAAGGTTTGTTCGGCCTGACTGCCTGAGCCTGAAGCAATATAGGTCCAATAGTTGTTAAACAACATATCTTTGGCCATAACCATGATATCTATCAAAGTAGATTTTCCGAATCCACGAGTGCAAACAAGAAGAACGTTAGGACAGTTCCAGGATCTTTGAATGATCCAGGCTTGAGCATCGAGCAGTTCAATATTAAAGAAATCATTAATAAATCTTACCGGATTACACTGGTAATACTTTTGGAGATTGGCAATTTTTATAAAGCCTTCCAATTTTCTGGAGGACATTGGATAAACTCCAGGCTTTACAAAAATTTTATCCCCTTGTTCACAATAATTAAGTTCCGGAAGATTCCGTATCTTCTGAGGATTCATCATCCTCAATCACCTCTTCCTGTTCTTGTGAACTAAAACAAGAATATAATTCATCAAGATCAACTAAATCTTCTGGCTTAATCAATCCAGCCTCTTCCATGTAATCTTTAAGATCTACATTTTCACGTAATAAGATACGAGAGATTTCTTTATAATTATCTAAGTCACTTCTTAAAGAAGTTATCATTTGTCGCTGCTCTGCAACCATATCAGAATATTCAGACTCGTCCAATCGTAATGCCTTTAATATAGAAGCATTACTCATATCCATAACTTGCTGCATACCACGACATGTACCAATATCAAACCCATTTACTTCACCTTCACGAAGGTTTAAATCTTTTATTTTCTTGATTTTTCCTGTCCACGTATTTTCGCCTTTCTTAGCGTTTTTATTGTTTTTCAAAGATATACAACTTTCGGCTGCCAAATCTTTAATAATACTGGTAAGATCTTTTTTAGATTGTTGTAGGGATTTAATTGTTGCAGAATTATTTTGCAACTTACGAATATCAGACATATAACTAGAAATTGCATTATCTATTTTTGTTTGTTGTAGAAACGCTCTTACAATAGAAATAGCAGAAGCAGTACGCATCATATCATCGTTTGCATCTTCGCTTGAATCAAGTAGCCCGACAAGTTGAGAATATAAGAAAGGCTGATCAGAGATCGCTTCTTTTTCAAATGGATCATATCCAAGAAGCCTAACGACATCATTTTTATTTTTAGTAAACTCACTGTACGTATCCTGATTTTCTCGCCCTTTTATAACATCATCAACTGTCTTTTCATCTTCATAAATAACTTTTTCTTTAAACATATCAGAATCCCAGAATGTCAATCCAATATAATTCTTCATTGATACATTTTTTATATATGCAGTCCATGCATTAGATTTGGTTTTTCCTGTATTTTCATTTTGGGATTCTTGTATACTTGAATCGTATAGACTATTGAGAAATGGCTTGTTAAGATATCTTAAGGCCAATATAATAGATTCCTTTGTTGGTTCATGCTCATCCCCATTTTTATCAGTTCTTAATGCGATTTTCTTTGCACATTCTTTACAAATAGGAGAACAACCGGAGGTTGTCAAAGGATCTGTATTGTCATAAAATTTACTTTTATTTTTTGGCTTCCCACACATGAAACACCAAGCAGTATCATTTTCATATATATCTATCTTGTTTTCAAGATCTTGAATTTTATTTCTCATTTGAGTCGGAGTCATTTTTACCGGCTCAGTTTTAGTTGTTCTTTTTGTAGCTACAGCCATAAACAACTCCTCCTTTTATTCATTAATCGACATAGAGAGACTCGAACTCTCACGAATAAACACCAGAACCTAAATCTGGCGCGTCTGCCAATTCCGCCATATGCCGTGATAGAAAATAGGAGGGCAAGACCGCCCTCCAGAAATGTATAATATAAGTAGCAGCGTGATAGCATACTACTTGTATTATTTTTACTTGAATGTATAAACACAATATGTTGTTATATACAATCGAGGTGAAGACATCCAAAAAGATGTCAGAATGTCGGAACCACTTCGACATTCATGTGGAGCTGGACTGAAATTTACTACGGACGCCGTTTTACATACGGTAAGCGTGAGTTCATAAACCTGCTGCATAAAGCTCATTGAGACGGAACGGGAGGTATAATGCATGAATACATTTTTTATATGCAGCACATGGCTGTTCAATTTAATTAATGTAGCATTTTGCGTGTATGATCATCGCGAAATGTTTCACCGACATCAGTAAAAAGTAAGTCCAGTGAGGGTAAATAACAATTGCATTTTTAATATATTATGTTATACTAATATTGTAACTTTGTTAATGGAATTATTTGAATGAATTACAAAAGATAAAACGTCCGCATTTTATAATGTGGACGTTTTTAATGTAATTTATATTTGTGTTCATCTACTAATCCGTCGTTCTGATCAAAAACAAACATTGAGGCTCCAGCATTAGCTGTCTTATTAATTTTCATACTATATGGATTAACTCCAATAATCGATCTTACGGACAAATATTCTGAATTAATTCCAATCTCTCCAGAAAAGGAACAATGCCAGTGACCGGATACAATATAATCAAGTGGTACATTATATGTTTTTGAATATTCCATTAATTCTTTTCCAAGATCTTTTGTTTCAAAATGACCGCCAATAATATTGTGAATTCCTAATTGAGCATATGCCAATCCAGTTGGATTCTCAATTATTTTAATATTTGGATTATTTTTAAGTCTTTCTTTAATAAATACAAGCATAGATTTGCTCATATCTTCATCCGGAAAAGCATTCTTAGGCTGTCCAACAAGTCTAAGCTGATTATGATTCGATCTTTTTATCATTTGAAATTTAATTGTTACGTGTTTGCTCAACTCATTTAACCATTCAGACAAGAAATTGGCATATAAAATTGCAGAGTCAATAATTCCATATCTAAGCTGCATAAGCTGTGAATTTGCACGTAGAATACCTTCTAAAGCGTCTCCAAGCTCGAATATATGTAATAATTTGATATCATCTTTTTGAATTTGATCAACTACTTTGTAAAATAACTCCCACATACGACTCTCGAATATTTTAGGACTATACTCATTGATTGTATATCCCCAGAAATCTTTTATGCAGAACTCAACACCATAATGAGCGTCTGATATAGTAAGTAGATAATCTTTTTTACTTGGACCAATAGTAATTGGTTCCGGGATGATGAGCGATGGAAGAGTGGTAATTGCATTAACCATCTTCTCTGCGATCATTTCATCACGGGATAATTCTCGTATCCATTTATTCATCTCTTGTTTTTCTGTTTGCAGCTTGATACGTTCTTTCTTTATTTCCATCGCCTCAGAAAAACTTCCCATATCAATAGAAGAGGATGGAACAAGATCCCATCCTCCATTAATATACTCTAACAAAAGTTTAGATCCTTTTCGAATAGTATCTCGATGTTCTTTTTCACCGGAGTATTCTTCACGAAAATCCGCAATGTCTTGCCATTCAATAGAAGGATCCATCTGTTTTCTTTTAATCAGATCTAATTGTTCTCTTAAAAATATATTTTTATCCATACAATCTACCTACTTATTTCATATCTGGATCAAAATCAGTGTCCTCATCGTCGAGGTCAATAATCTCCTCAGTTTTAGTAGTAGTAGACATATCAAATGGTTTTTCTCCATATGCTCTGGTAAAAATCTCAAGAATATCTACGATTTCTCCATTCAGATCCACAAGTTGACCTTCTACCATATGAAGTCCTTTAAGTTTTCCGTCGTATTTAATTGTTTTTTTTAATTCCATAATTTTATCTCCATTTATTCCTATTTTTTATTGACATATTGTTTTACTGATGATATTATTATATATGTAAAAAGATATGTAATTTTTTCGTTAAATAATATCATCTAATTTACAATCAATTCCAATAACCTGATCAACAATTCCTTTTTCTTTTGCTTCCTCAGCGAACATATAATATTCTCTATCTTTTATATCTTCAAGAAATTCTGCAGTCATGCCTGTATGCTTGACCATAAAATCAGTCATTCTTTTTTCAAGATTGTCATAAAATTTCTGAATATCTTTTCCTTTATTTGAAGAACTAACATACCCAGTTTGTCCGTCATGATAAAGTACTACTGTATTTTCAAAACAAAAACGTTTATGTCCGGCAGCAAGAATATAACATCCCATAGAGGCACATTTTGCAAGTCCCACTGTATAAACTGGAGTTTCAGAAGCAGCAATAGTACTAAGCACTTGATTGCCAGATAATACGTCTCCTCCATCAGTATTGATATAAATAAAAATAGGCTTACGATTTGATGCAGGAATATATTTATCTTCTTCATTCCATTTCATAATCATTAAGCATACATTTTCAATAATTCCGTCATTGACTTCCTCATTGAGTATAATTTTTCGTTCCTGAAGATGATCTTTTATAATTTCTGTATACAGATCATCGTCACCTTTAAATAATTCAACAATATCCATTCCTTGTTCTCCTATAATCCAATTACCATATCTTTTGTTGAAGCAATTACTTTAAAAGTTTTGTTTTCTTTTGATATGGACTCTTTTAGATCTTCTTTTAAGCTGTTTTTAGCAACAATAGATCCGTGAACTAATACTAATTTTTCTGTATTAATTTTAGATCCATATGTAAGCAATTCATTTCTATTTGCATGAGATGAAAAAGTTCCTAATGATATACAGTCCGCTTTATTTTCAACTTTGTCGCCACTGATTTTTATAAATTTATTTTCTTTATAATTTTTAATTCGGTATGATAAATATGAATTGTCAGATCCAGTATAGCCGCTAAATATTACCATACTGTTTTCATCATTAAGATACTCATGTAGATAAGACAGGATCCTGCCATTCGTACAAAATCCAGAACTGCTTAATATAATCTTAGGGTTATGAGATTTTACGCAAGCAAGAGAATCTTCTTTTTCTTTTATAAATTTTACATTCTCCCAAGATTTTACTTTATTCCATAAGTCCAAGTCTTCATCAAATAGAAGATTAGAATACATATCACAAATATCGCATGATAAAATAGAATCAACTATAATGTCATATTGAAAATTGGTATCATGATATATATTGTATAAATTTGTTAATATCTCTTGTGTTCTACTAAAACTAAAACATGGCATAATGACTGTCCCGCTACGCTCTGTTACAGTTTCAATAGCAACTCTTAGATGTTCCAAATCAAATTTTCTAGTTTTTTTATTTATACGACCAGGTTCTCCATATGTAGATTCCATAATCGTTATTTTATTAAAATCAGTAGGGATTTCAGTATTAGAAACATAATGATTTTTAGTATTTAAAGAACCAATATCAGAAGTGTATAAAATAGAATTTGAAACACCATTTTTATCTTTTAATATAAGCTGTAATTGTCTTGCACCAACACAATGACTGTTTTCATACCACTTAAACGATACTATATCATCCAAAATATACTGTGTATGCAATTCATCGAATTCATATATATATTCGAGCGTTTTTGCAACATCGTCTTCGGTATAAATAGGAGAGTAGTCTCTTTTATACTTGAATGATAATGCATTTGCTTCGCTTAGTAAAATAAAAGCACAATTATAGAGCAATGGCTTCATTAATTGTGCGGTGGCATGTGATGCTATAATTTTTCCTGTAAAACCTTCTTTAATCAATCTTGGAAGTAAACCAATATGATCAACATGTGTGTGGCCTACAAATACATAATCAATTTCTGAAGGCTTAAATTTAAATTTCTCTGAATTAATATTATATGATTCAAGATAATTATTATTTTGATATAGCCCACATTCCAACAGGATTTTTTTATCATTATATTTTATGTAAATACAGCTTCCTGTGACATCGTTAGCATTTTGACCAATTAAATAAATGCCGTCATCTTTTTTCTTTTTTCCTATGTCAAACACCAACTTTCAAGTAAGTAAATATTGTTCAAAAATGAAAATCTCGCTTATTTTTCTTGATATAAAGATCTGTGCGATTTATAGATTTTCTATAATTATTCAATAATTCTACAGACTTAAAATTTGTTGTCATAAAATACTTCTTTGATCTACTTTTATGACTTTTATTTGCTGTTTTTACATCATATCCTCTGCCTTTTGAACGCAGATATTCAGCTTCTTTTGCATTAATACTTATCAATATTAATTTCCTCACTTTATTTTATTTCTCCAAATAGGAGATAAGCAGATATAATAGGACTCGAACCTATATTACACGGTTCGTAGCCGTGCGCTCTATCCATTAAGCTATATATCTATGTGTAGACTCAAAGGCTCATTATCTGTCATGATCAGAGACAAAACCTTTTGTAAACCCAATCTGACGCAAGCATCCTCATGGTAAAACTATATCTACGATGTTTTATGGTATTTTGATTTAATTTGTCAACCTAGTGGGAGAAGATGGAGTTGCACCATCCGAGTCAATGACAACGGTTTTACAGACCGCCCCGCTACTATCTACGGAATATTCTCCCATAATAAACACATCCTCAAGGACTTGAACCCTGTTCTATGGTTTTGGAGACCATTGTATTACCACATATACTAAAGATGCACACCAAGCCTTTCCAAAAATGAAAATATCAAGCCAGGATCAAACTCTCTGATAAACGCCGTGCACACGATTCGAACGTGCAAGTCCTTTCAGACCAACAGTTTTCAAGACTGCTTCCTCACCAACCCGGACACACGGCATAAGCTAAAATAGGGACTCGAACCCTAAACCTGCTAGTTACAAATCAGCTGCTCCACCAATTGAGCTATTCTAGCAACATTTCATCCGTCTTTCCGGATCGCCAGACCACCCTAGTAGTCATTCACCAATTAAAACTTGACAAGATTATCCAATTATGATACGATACCATCCTGCTAGAGGTAGAGGACTCCAAAAGAGTTCATAGGGAGATTTTTCTCTCGTGGTAAACCAAGCAATATATAACGGTTATTTTCAAACGGCCGCCTTTTATAGGGCAGATTTTAGCTCATGTGCCTCCAATCGGATATGAGAGGAGGTTTATAAACTATGGATAAGTATATTACATATATTGTTCTAGGACTTGATGCACTCAGTTGGGTGCTAAGAGTTATTAAAACATTCTGTTAATTTCTTGTTGTTGAGCTTGGCGGGTATATAATTCCATATTGGATTAATAATAGTAGAAGCTGCGTCCTGCAGCTTCTTTCTTTGTCTTTTTATGATATGCTACAATCATATAACCTGGAGTCACATGGCAGGATTTTCACCTACGAATTCCCACAGGAGGTGGGCTGTAATTTACATATCTTTAAACGCAAAGCGGAATATTCGAAATTCAATCCTATAATAGGATCACATGACTTAGCAGGTCAGTTCCGTGCCTTACGGATTCACTTTGCAGAGGAGAGCAGGAGACCGGAGCCTCCTGCGAAAAACATGAAGAAAACTATAAAAACACAATGAAGACGAGAATGGTTCTATTCGTCCATTCTCGATACTGCTTGTGGGACTTGAACCCACACGGTTTTAAAACCACAAGAGCTTAAATCTTGTGCGCCTGCCAATTACGCCAAAGCAGCATTTTTATAAAATAAGTACCATATGGGAATTGAACCCATATCATTTGTTTGGAAGTCAAATATCATAGCCATTAGACCAATGGTACATAATGTCCGGTACGGGAATCGAACCCATATTACAGCCTTGAAAGGGCTGTGTCATAGACCTATTAGACCAACCGGACTCGCCTGGATGCGAAGATTCTGCCTCTTTGTTTGTCTTATTACCTACTTCGTATATACAGAGCTATAGTATATATACTTTTTCAGATAATTAACTCCACAAATGGAGGAGCTAATTATAAATCTTTAGAAGTGATCTGCTTCTACTTTTGCATCCCATAAAACTAGGAAAACTGGACTTGAACCAGTATTAGTGCCACGTGAACACCAGCTTTACCTATTAAACTATTTCCTAAAAACTATTTCCTAAATAGCGGGACCAGGATTCGAACCTGGGTCTCTAGGGTATGAACCTAGCAAGGATCCTCTCCTCTATCCCGCATTATTGGCTTATATGGCAGAACTATATCAAGCATCGTTTCAAGATGCTTCAGCATGTTCACTTATTACCTACTAAGAATAATTGCTTAATCCCGATCAGAATATATTAGTAACTCGGTTAATTTCACATATACTATCTATATATATCCTGTGCAATCCATTCACCCCAAACTTTCAGATGCCATAAACTGATCCAGTAGGACTCGAACCTACGACACGCTGGTTAACGGCCAGCCGCTCTACCAACTGAGCTATGGACCAAGAGTAGCCTAGGACCAAAAGATCCCAGGCCAATATATTAATTGCAGAGAGGAGGTGCAATATAAGCAAAATTATATTTTGTATCTGTTATAATTTATAATTTTCTCTTAGGAATTTACAGCCTCTTTAATTGCCTTACCGAATTTACATCTTACAGCGTTCTTAGCTGCTACCTCAACAGACTCACCTGTCTGCGGATTACGAGCTGTACGTGCCTCTTTATGTACTACTGCGAGAGTGACACCATCCATAAGTTTTACTTCCTCGCCACTTGCGAGAGTATCAAATGTTACATCCTGCATAGCATCAAGAATGGCCTTGATATCCTTCTGAGTCTTCTCTGTACGTGTTGCTACTTCCTTAATAAATCCAACTTTATTCATTTTTGTTTCTCCTTTTTCTCTTATAATTTATTTTTTTTGATATAATAAAAGCAGCGCATCGAAATGCACTGCTTTATGTGCTATTAAATTGAAATTTGAATAACTTTATTCTTTAATTACTGAAAATATTATGTGCGATTTTTTCTCCGACTGAATCAAGTAAATGAACTGATGTGATATAAGAAGTGATTATGTTTCCTTCTTTATCCTCACGTTCAATTTTAATTCCTTTACAATCAGGATTTGTGCAAGTCATAATATTTCCGCCAGTATATGTCAATGGGTTGCCACAAGATCTACAAATATGCTTACTAAGAAATGATTCCTGCTGCTTTTTAAGTTTTTTAGTATCACGAGTTTTATTAGTAATTTTGGGTAATCCCCAGGCTTCTCTGAGATCTTTAAAAGAAGTGTAGTGTTCTGTAGTCCCTTTGGACATTCTATAATTTTTCATTTTGTTCTCCTTGTTTTCAAATATATATTTGGTAAAGTATCGTAACAGGTGATAAGGTTAACAATTATATTAGCCGCTATTTTGATACTATTACTTGCTATCACTTGGACGTTACTCTCACATAATCCAACAAGTTTGAATCTTAGTATGCTTAGTATGAAAATAAAAGACGTCTCAGCTAATTTTAATTGTGACTTTGCAACCTGATTAACACTTTTTTATACCGGATGTTTTCGCCCATCCGGAAGGCATCAACTTATTTAAATTCGAATTCCATATTTAAACACGCAATCGGCAATAGCGCGGAAGGTTTCGCTTTTTTTTCAAGGAGCTGTCTACGCACATGTATCAATATCCTACGTATAATATTGACCTGAAGACGTAACGAAGCAAAAAGTTATTTCCCTCATATAGCGGACGAAATGACGTCGTAAATTTTTAGTATTTTATATGAATTTTTTAATGATTTTTTTTTCGACTTTCTGCAAATTTACGCACAAAGTTTGTTTTCGTATTTAACAAAATTTGAAAGAAACATTTCTTCATTCATATTATAAAGTAAGTTTAATAAATTACGTGTATACTTAATATAATTCGCTTTTCTTCCAATTTTATTTGTGTCTAATGCAATTTCAATTAACCTATTCATCGTTTTAATGTTTTTTATTTTAATTTTTTTTAGTTCAATTAAAATCATATCAAAACGTTCTGAATAAACTAAAACATCCTCATCAGACATAAATTCTTTACTTAATAATTCTAACTCTTTGGCGTATTCTATAATTTTATTCATTTGTCGGCTATCAGCCTTGCCTTTTATATGAATAATAAAATTTTTTGTTGGTATAGTATCCCTTGTAGAAGCACGTTTAATTTCATCCAAAACAATTTGTAAAGCATTCATAGGACATATAAGATTAGAACAAATTCTATTGTTCAACCTATTTTTCTGCTCATTAACAATATCTTTTTCGATTTCCTTACCGTTCTTTGTATAAGAAATTTTTCTAGTATATCTCATAAACTCTGGAAAATCCATCTTTTGTTTTATGATGTTTCCATCATCATTTTCAAGTTCAATAAATCTATTCATGCAATTAAGCTTTTTAATTCGTTTTATTTCGTCTAATGCATCTACTTCATATTCCCTTTTGCATCCATCAATTATAACCTGTGCAAGAACAGAGAGAATAACAAAATTGTCATATAATTCCCTTGTTGGTTCGGTCCAATAGTATGTCATAGCAAGCTGTGCGAGATTACTGGATTCGCCAATTCCAATACGAGATTTAGCAAATTTATTATCCATGCGAGCGTATTCTTTCATTGTGTTTTTATATGTTAAACCACTTTCTTTAAGTTTATTAACAATAGTTGGATATTGTTTATATGCAACTTTCGCACTTTGTACCATTACATTATTATTCGTCACAAAGAAAAAATCCGAATCAAAATCACATCCATTAGCACGATCTTGTACATCTGTCCGAATACAATTCACAAACATTATATTTTTGCTTATTTTAAAGTACCGTTTTAATTCTGGTGTATAATGATTATGCAAATAACAGATATTATTAGGACTATTATGAGGATTACGAATTCCACATAAATATTCTCCATCTGAAAATCTAGTAGTATAACATTGAATAGTTCCAGATTCAACTTTTAATGTAGGATCATCTTCTGGATTTTCTCCAACTGCAGTCATTAATAAAGCATATGGATTGCCAAATATAGTGAGATTATCTCCATTTATTACAATTTTTCCGGTTCTTAATCTATTAACATAAACATTTATAATTTTTCGTTTTTCAAGTCTAAACCAGGTACTATTTTCAAATGTATTTTCCCAGTCATATAATTTTGCGAGCATCTTATAGTGATTAACAACTGTAGCGTTTTCCCTGAGATATTTTGCATAAATCACATTATCTTTCTTCATTGATTCGACATAATCAACACTTTCCTTAGCTAACTCACGAATCTCATCCACATAACAGCACGGATAAGCACTATCTGGATTATAAGATGGGAGAGTATTGATCATCTGGTAGCTCATCTGCTGTCCAGATCCAAGCTTACTAGGATGATCAGTTTTAACTATGCCCCAGCAACAGCCATCTGCCTCAACACGATCACACCAATACTGATAAGCTTCTGCAGGAGTATCGCCCATCAAGTTCATGAATTTCTTCCATTTAATAGCATTATCAGTTGTGATCATCTTAATATCTTTAAGTCTATGAGATATACCAAACATATCCTTAACTTCATATGTCTCATAATCAACATTATTTTTTTCACACCAGTCCTTAAAGAAGAGTTGTATATTGGTTCGGATCGCACAAGCTTTAAAGAAATGATTACGCAGCAGTGCCATACCATTCACCCAATCCGGTAGGATAGAAGACTCTGCCAGGGCTTCACCATCCCATAAAGTATTCTTTACCTCAGTTTCTTCATCTGTAACCACACATTTTTTCTTTTTAACCTCAATAAGTTTGTATCTCTTAGTATACTTAGGAGTAATACCATCCTTTAAGAATTTCTTTTCCCGGATTGCCTTTTGTCTTGCGGCCTCAGTAGCTTCTTCATCAACAACCTTTTCGTAATCTGTATATTCCTCAGCCTTTACGATCTTGGCCATAGTTTTAAAGAAACTGTCATGATCCTTTAATATAAGGATATCTTTTACCGGGCAAAAGAATTTTCCTACAATAGTAGAAGTAGTAAGGGGAGCATAAGCAGACATTTCTACGATTTTAGCATCATCTATAGGCATCTTTTCACCTAATCCCATAGTTAGCCAATCGTAGGCTTTTTTATATAAACGGCTATTAATAAACATAACCTGTCCAATTTTCGCTTTAGAAGAGTTTCGATAGAGCATTTTATAGTTGATAATTTGTGTTTCTTTTTTGTCTCCAGATTTGTTTATGTATTCAACATCGACACCATTCTCATAGAACAGTTCTCTGATTTCATCTTTTGAATATTTAGCGTAATTATCTTTGTTTTCTTCAATTTTTTTAAATATATCTCGTATACGTTGTTTAGATTCCTCAGACATTTTCTTGTCTTCTTCAAATCCTGCAAATTGTTTTTTTAAATGGATTAATTCTTCTTCATAGCTGCGGCTGCCAAAATCAAAATCAAGACAAATAATATCTCTAGTACTTGTATCTTTCCATACATTTAATCCATTTGCTCTTATATAATCACTGAACAAGCTATTACTAAACATGGCATCAGTGTAATCGTATCTGTCTCTGACACCCTGATTATATCCAAATAGAGTGCCAGCTTTAATATTTTTTATTTTTAAACCGAACTCAGACAATCAATAAAAATCTCCTTCCTATCTTATATATTTATATTACTACATCCATCCCAAACGTTGATGCTTCTAATATCTATATCGTTTAATAATGACGATTCGGCCCTACGTCCGCATACTCTTTCACGAGATGATATATCATATATAGAATTTGATGTACCAGTATCATTAAATATTGCATCATGTACGTTTTCTACATGTCCTGTTGAAGGATTTCCCCATATACGTTCGGTATGCTCAGGCTCCCTATCTAATTTATTAAGATATTTTTGTAGCTCATTCATCTCTTTATATAATTTGCTCTTTTCCATAGGAATAATACATCTTTGAATACGTTTTCTAAGATCACTAATTTTCTTACGAAGTTTTTTCTTTTCTTTTTTAAAAACATCTGACTTGTTTATTTTCTTCTCAAATTCTTTATTCCTTCGAGAAATATAATATCTTTTTAAAGCATCAGAAAATGTATCCATTAAATCGTTCCAGGACATATCCTCTAATTCTTCGAACGAAATGTTTTTAGAAAAGTTAATAATATCCTGTACTAATTCTAATGTAAGCAGCAGTGTTTCGTATTTAAGAGTACTTCTGAACATACGAAACTCTATAGTATTAGAATGCTGCAGATTTAATGCAGCCCTTTTGCCAATATTTCTATATTTTCCATAAAGTGTAACTGCAGTATCTGATGTACATTTATCTCCACAAAAAACGCTATAATCATTATTACGACGAGCAATTATACACAGATCATCATTGAATTTTTCAATAATATATAGAATCTTTGCAATTACTAAATCTTGTTGGAATTTTGTCCTGCCTAAATATTTCCGGTCAGCATGGATATGTAATCCGGCACAATCACAATCATGTCCTTTATATCCAACGGAGTCCAGATATTTAAACATTTTTCTATAATTCATCTTATTTTTATGAAACTCCAGGCTACATGGCATAGTATCAAATTCAATCTGTACAGTGCCATCATGTGTGGAATAAATTAAGCTCTCTTCATCGGAATCAGAGCCGTTCATAATTTGAATACATTTTTTTACGGTATCTTCTTTGATTCTTCTATCTGTTTCCGGATGATTTCCGGCCACTTCAATTTCTGCACCAAGTAGAAGAGTAGTTTCCGGATTTTCATTCTCTATATAATGAGGAATATAATCTGGTTTATAATTATAAGAATGGATATACTTTTTCTCTGGTTGTGATATTTCGTTAAATTCCATAGAAAAAATACTGGGTTCGAATCTAGTTTCTGATTGAAACCCAGAATAATTAAATAATCGCCTACCGTTTCTATCAGTTGCATATCTATCTGTGCTGTCAGAAAATCCATGCATTTGAACACTTTGACCATTGTAAGCAGCAACTCTTCCAGCTGTAATGTCTTCTGCATTTACATAAATTGTTTCAAAATATTGTGTAGGATATATAATATAATCGTTTCTTTGATAATCATATCTGGCTCTGCCTTGGAGGAACAATCTTCTTACACATTTATCTCTATCAAGACGCCCATCCGTAATACATCGCGGATCATTTATCCTATCAATAAACCATTGGGAATAATTTGTATTTCCGGATGGAAAAGAACTAGAAAAAAAATGCTGTCCGCGATCATCTTCAAAAAATGTCCAATCTCCTAATAATTCTTGACATTTCTGATTAAAGATACCAGCTGCAATTACTACACTTGTTGTATCAGTATAAAGCGTAAAATTTATAATACTTGATTGACTATTAACAGCAATCAAGTATGCATAACATGTCACCAGTTCCCCGTCCATTACGACGGGATCCTGGAGACTAATAGTATGTCCTTCATATTGAAAATCTGGTAACAGTCTCATTAATTATTGCTCCTTTCAAATACTTCATCCGGAATAGTATCAAGCATAGAGTCCTGAAGAATTTCTTCATCAGTTTTTCTTACATAATACATTTCCTCAATCAAAGCCTCTGCATCAGAATGGAAGAGTTTTACCGCAAGTTCATAGAGCTGGTCAAGCATTCCGAGAACACAATCTACATACTCAAGCTTTGATTTAATTCTTTTATTATCTGGGTTTTTATTGTAATTCTTGATTCTCACATCAAGATTGAAGTGATATTTTGCCTCGAATTCTCTATAAAGAACAGTCCAGCGTGATCCAGCCACAGCTCCGTGATGCCATGTCATGAGTCGGTTCAGAATCGCTCGTTTCTCTGAAGGAGTAATGTTTTTTGAGAATGCATCAATAATTTCCTGGCTGTGTTCTACCTGATCATTCAGAAGAGAGCATTCATTATGAAGTTTGGCGATTTCCCTGGCATTCTCTTCAATGATCTTCTGAGACTCCAGTACTGCATGAGCAAGCAGTACCTCTTTCGGCATATTCTCCTGTCCTACAATATATCCACCATGTTTCCGGATACATGGTAATACCTCAGATGTTACCCAGCGTTTGAAGCGTTTTGCGGATTCAAGTTTACTGCTGAGGATGAGAGAGTAGAGGCCGGATTCATTGATAATGGTCATTTTCTGGATTCCAGAAGGGGTGTCGTGATTCACGACGCCCTTATCTTCGACATCCACATGACGACTTAATGCATCTCTTGTATTACTATATCCCAACGCCATTGCCACATCTTTTCC